CTACACACATTTTCTTCTATATTCTATGATTTTGTTGTCGGTGCTAACGATTTTTTCAATGTCAGCAAACGATTTTTCAGGTGTAACATGTGTATACAAGTCCATTGTCATTTTCAGTGTTGCATGACCCAAATATGATTGAACGACTTTCGGCTCTATCCCTGACTCAAAACATCTTGTCGCAAACGTATGTCTGAATGTGTGACCGCTAAAAAATGGAAATTCATTGTCACTGCTCTTTGTATCATTTATCCGTCTTACAACTGAACGTATAGAGTCGCTGTATATAACCGAATTAATTGGTGTGTTAAACCTTGTAACAAACAAATATTCGTTTTGTTCCTTGGGTCTGCGTGTCGAAACTATCTTTTTAAGCTCAAATTGTTTCGTCAAATATTCCTTGCACACACTGTTAATTGGTACGTGTCTGTAACTCTGCTTGGTTTTTGGTGGCTCAACATGAAATGTCTTGCCTTTATCTTCAAGGTATTTCTGATACACAAGTGTCTTATTAACATCAATATATCCCTCATCCATATGTATATCTGCAATCGTGAGCGCAAACAGTTCTCCCGGACGTAAGCCTGTATTAACTGCCACATTATACATGTTGTCGTAAAAAGTGCCTTTGCACGCTTCAAAAAACTCGCTCTGTTGCTCTACTGTCAATGCAAAGGCATTAACTTCTTTGTCTGCTCTCAGCTTTACACCTTTCGCCGGATTCTTAATCATCAGGTCATCTTCCATAGCTCTACTGAACATGTCATTTAAAATAACCTTGATTTTGCTCTGTCTCTCATACTTATAGTTATCGTCAGAAGCTTTGTCGATAAGTAACTGCACGTCTGACTTGCGAATAGATGTTATTTCATGGTTTCCTAAGTATGGTGAAATGTTCTTCTTATATATATGCGTATACTCCCTAATGGTATTGGGGCGCACTCTCTTTTTCTTGTATACATTCATCCACCTGTCAAACCACGCATCAAGGGTAATGCTGTCTCTAACACTTGTGAATTGTTGATTGTCGGTCACTGCTTTACTAAGTTCTTTCCGCAGTTCTGACAACTTGCTGTTGTATATTGTCTTGCTCTTGCCGAACCTATCTTTATATCTACCCTGATAAAGTCCGTCCTTACGCTGGGTTATTCCGACTCCCAGCTCTTTTCCTCTCAAATCCTTTCCCATACTGATTTATGGCTCCTTTCAAAATTAAAAGCCATTATATGATAACTTATATATTACTACATAATGGCTTATAATTCAATATATCTATTTATATGCTGTCTGTCTTTTCAAGGTATTTTTCAAACTCCTTGCGCTTAACTAATCGCTTGCCTCTTCCGACAAAGAGTACAAAAGGACATGAGGGATTATTAAGCATATCATTGATTCTGTTAATTCCGATGTTACTATATTCCGCAGCTTCATCAATCGTCAGCGTTACTTTTTCCCATATTGGCACTTTGTTAATCATCGCCCGACTCCTTTCTATCTTTTCTTTAATGTCTGCCACTCTCCGGGAAGTGGTTGTTTTTGAAATTAATAGTCTCTGTGATACCTCTTCAAGACTTTTATCAGCAACTAGCAACTCAAAAACTTCCGCTTCCTCATCGGTGAAATTGGCATTTTTCAAAATTTCTTCAAGTTCCGGTCTAGTCAGTTTTGAAAACTTCATAGACCTATCTCCTATTCTTCGGTTTTGCTTGCACTGTGTATACAAGTATTTGAGTATCGGCATGAGCTGTTGCACGGCTTGTTGTCCTCGTATACACATTGTCTTTCAATCGGCTCTATATCACTTATAGTTCTGCTATTCATCTTATCATCACTTCCTTTTTATATTGTTCTGCCATATATTGTCCGTAGCTCATACCCTTACTCTTAGCAATCTCACAGATTTCCGCAAGTTTGTTTTTCTTGACAGGTTTTCTTTTGAGCCTTTTCTTTTCTCTGATTTTTCTTAATTCCGTAGCTCTCTGCTGTCGGTGTGCTTCACAACACGTATTTTGATTAGCTGCGGTCGGTGTAAATATCTTGCTACAGACTACACATTTAATTGGTTTGTAGTGCTTCATTGCTTTACCTCTACATAAAATCACTTAATCTCATTTGCGCCATTTCGGCATCTAACCTCTGCTTTGATACCTTGTAATAATATTCGTCAAGCTCAAACCCAACAAATTTATGGTTAGTGTTATAGCAAGCTATCAAGCTACTCGCACTGCCTACATGAGTATCAAGTATAATATCATTAGGCTTTGTGTATCTGTTTAATAGCCATTCATATAGTGCTACAGGCTTTTGTGTTGGGTGCATTCTGTTTTCATTAGCATTTCCTTGCGGAATATGTCTAAACATTTTTGCATTACTATTAAATGAACACCAAGCATACTCACACATCGCCATAGAGAAATCTTCTGAAATATTCTTTTTATCCCACACAATAAAGCATCTTGTTGGTGGCAGATTAAAATAATTACCGCCCCATATAATCTGATTTTTACTAACCCTAAATAATTCTTCAAAATACTCCTTGCTTGGTGCTATATCCCAGTGTCTAATATCTTGCTTCAATTCTGCATTCCCATTAGTCTGATACTTTTTCGCCCAAGTTCCGCCTGTTCTGCAACAATTAGAGCTAGGGATAGTCCTCACTGTCAATATGATATTTGTCGAACCATCCTCCAAATCTGCCTCGTTTTTTCTTTTCCCATTCATCGGATTGCCCCCCCCCGAATGGTGGGTCTACAATCGCAAGGTCAAAATATTTGTCGGGAAATTCTTTCATTCCTTGCATACAATCCATGTTGTAATATCCAAAATCCAACATTTTCTCTTACCAAAAGGAAACCTCGGTTTTATGTCGCGACAACCTATTCCTTTCTGATAAATTAATTAATGTTTAATATTTTCGCTGCACCACTGCTCTTGTGCCTCATCATCGGTCTTATCTCGTCCGTAGATGTCGCACCACGCAAGCGCTACCTCTGTCAGACCGATTATGCCGAATACTATGAGGGCAGTGTATACTACTGTTGTTATGCCGGTCATTCTTCATCACCCCAGTTAATGGCTTGTCCGCAAGCTTCACAATAAGTTATTTTTTCCTTGATTTTACTTTCTTGCGGTGCAATAAAATACACTTCTGTCAAATCACAATCACATACAGGGCATGTATGTGATTCTTTTTGTGTTCCCCAAGATGAATCTATTGTTTTATTCGGTTTCTTTGGTATCTGCTTTTCTATTGCTGATATTGCAAATCTAATTGCTTCTAAAACGTTGTAATCAGGGTATGGCTTCCATCTTTCTTTTAGATACTCAAAATGCATTCGCAGAAATTCAATTGCCTTTTTCGCTGTCATGCTATCCCTCGATTCCTGCAGTTTTGCTGTAAAGTCCTAGCTTTTTCATTTTTTTAAGAAAAAGCTTCATTTCATATCCTGTAAGGCCAACACAAGTGTTTCCAATCTTCTTTTCGTCCATCAAGTCTCTGTCATACGACTGTAAAATATGACGGCCTGAAGCTTTATGCCAAATGTCAACGCGCTGCCAATAATTGTACTTTGTATTGTAGCGTTCATATTGAACACCATGCTTATCTTCACAGATTTTGTTGAATCCAATCTCTTTTAATTTTTCGTCTACGTTTTTAAATATTCTCATATTCTCTCCTATTCCGCTTCTGATTGAAGCCAATCTAACATACATTTTTTACATGCATCTTTATCATTCGGATGGACGCACGTATCATAGTTTCCTTTTCTCCAATTGACCATATGCGGACAAAGACCGGACTCCGCCAACTCTTCATCCGACATATTCCTTATCCTGTCGGCATTGCTCTGCTTATCGCTTTCCACAATTTCAAAATATGTATCAATGTAACCTAATACAGTTTTTAAATCGTAAGAACTATATCCGATAGAACAATCCTTTTCACCAGCCTGTCTGTACTTCAATTCATCATAAGGCTTATCGTCTAGCATTCGTGCGATTATTTCTAAGCTATTTACCTTAGCCTTATTTATATTTGCTGTTATGCTATCACATCTACGACAAGGCTCATTATCTCTTGAATTGCTGTTGTGCTGGCAGTTACAAGAGGCAGAATTAACTAACCCCAAAATTTCATCGCAAAGGTCAAATATCTTTTCAGAAACCTCAATATCTTCACAACCGCCAATCGCTATTTCTTTGATTGCTTGTAATTTATCTCCTATTGCTAAACTATTCATTTTCTCCACCTCTCAATTCTTCCAACTTCTTAAATTAAGTCCACCGCACCTAATGCAATAAAACTTTTTATATCCTCTCGCGTATTCAGACAAATAACCACAATGTCCGCAATATTCTTTTCCGTTACTAACTGATATTTTTTTAGGTTCTGACACATTGTTCCTCTCGAACAACTCTCCGTGCTTGCATTCTGTACAATCTTTATGCTTGCAAATATTACAATCAATCATTGTTGCCTCTCAATTCTTTCAGTTTTGATTCTGCTGCGGATTTGTTCAAAAATACTGACTTGCCGATTTCACTTTCTGCAAAACTTCCTATGATACTTCCGCTCGAGTTTGTATAATAGAATACGACTTCTTTTGTTGTAACAGGTTCACAAATGTATTCTTCGCATTCACCAAATGAAAAGGCTGTTATTGTATATGCACAAGGTCTGCCATAGTCATTATCCCATACTGTATCTCTCACTTTACAAGGTAAAATAACAAGTCTACCCTGTTCCTCTAAGTGCTGATACTCTTTGGATTTTTCCAGCCACTCAGCTAACTGCTCGCAATCTTCCGCGCTTTTAATGCAAACGGCACGCATAGGATTATTTATATCAAAGAAATCTGCATGATAACGATGCTTTCTAGCTGATTCTTGCACACGTTCTATAAATTCATCAATATTCATTACTGCTCCTTTCCGGAAGTTTAGCCAGTTTCCATGGTGTGCACCTATCGCCACTCCACGATGTTGCTCCATTGCTCCAAGCATAAACTATCCCATTCTCATATTTCGCAAAATATCTTTTACCCCACTCGGAAAAACTGCTATCTCTTATTAGTATTGGTGTATCAACTGCAACTTTTGACCAGTCAACAGGTGGTTCAACATATTCGCTATTCGCCCATTTTTTTCTCGCGCCTCTGCAATCACCATTACCAAAACTAAATAAACAATCGTTACACGCTAATTTATAGCACGGTGCCAGCTCTAATGTTGCTTTGTCAACTGCTATTTTGCTACCGCCACAAGCAATATCCAAAATCTGTTCTGCGAATTTCTCTCTATTTGTCATTGTTTTGCACTCCTTTCCCATAATCCGGCATATGTTTGAATCTCTCATATACCTTATTGTCTCTGTGCCTTTCCATGTAGGCTTTTTGCCTATTATCGTTTGAATGCTTTATATGAGCATTCTGTGTACTATCATTTTCCCGCACATAACTCATTAATCAATCACCTTTATGTACCTTTCATCAACGTAATTAACTTCATCAGCAAGGCATTGTGCCACCTTTGGCAATGTCAGACTGAATTGATTAAATTTATACAGCGTGTCTATTAAGTCCCTAAATTCTGCGATAAACTCTTTAATTTCCCTAACCGACAATTTAAACATCAGCTTAAGTGCCGTACATGCTAAAGTCATGTAGCTGTATGCCGTGTCATTTAAAAGCTGTCTCGTATCGTTTATTGTAAGCGGATTATTTCTCTGATAAATTCTAATCAACTGCTGCATTGGGATTAAATTAATCTCTTTCTGCACATCAATGCCGTATCTCACTTTCAAAAGTTCGGCAAGCGTTTTAGTTTTCATTTCATTTTCGCTCTGTGCTCTTTCAAGGTACTCATTTATGGTTCTTTCAAGCCTTACAATACGTTTATTGCCAAATCCATGGTGCAAATACAGTACATAGTAGCCTAAATCCATGAAGTCCGTAAAAGACCGCCTTACGAGCTTTCTGCGGTTATTGCTGTTTTTCAGCGTAACTCTCTCTGATTTTGTCCATGTAAAATCCGGCTCTTTGTGCTTTTTCTTTGGTTTCAGTTTGTTGCTCATATTTCTTCATTCTTTCTTCAAGTTCTCGTTTTGCCCTAATGAAACAGGCTTCGGTAGTTTCTTCTGCGACTTTTACAAGCTCTTTACCGCGCCACCGGATAGTTACTTTTGCTTCCTTGCTGTTTGTTTTGTAAATCATTCGCAAGTCATATCTCCTTTGCAGTGGTCGGTAAAACTCGTAAAAATCTTTCAAGGAGTCCATTGTGAATTCCTTTCTTTTATCTTCTGCCGTGCCAAGTTTGCCTTTTCACAAGTTGCATTCTTAACGTTCTGCTGATAGTGCATTTCGCAGACCTTATATCCGGGCTTTACCGGATTATCGCAGAAAAAACATAGTCCTTGTTCGTATCTGCCGGTTCTTTCAGGCATTTTGACTCGTGCTCTTCTCATTGTTTCCCGACAAAATGTGCAAGTGGTATGTCCCGGGTCTGCTTTTCTTTTACGACAGCGTGTACATATGCCATTTTCCTTGTCTTTTTCGTATCGTGCTTTTCGCCATGCCTTTTGTCGCTCATTGTATTTTTTTACATCAGCAGTGCGTATCTTTGACATGGCTTCGGCTGATTTTGCCCTACACTCAACACAGCTTTTTTCATCACCATATAGCAAGTTTTTACCACACCTAGGGCAAACACCAACCGCCTGTAATTTTTTATAAAGCTCTCGGCCATATGCTGTACGTTTGCTGTTACATGCCGTGCAAACCACGCCTTCTCTATCAAGTGGTTTTCCACAAAGTACGCAAAGGTTACTGGCTTTTCGTACTTCATACCTTTGCCTTGAATACTTGTCTTTTATCATTTTTCGCTAGGAGTAAAGCCGGCTTTAATTGTGCGCACAAACCTCTTTACCTCCTATCTTTTCATCTGCTCGATGCGTTCCTTAATTTCTTTTGGCATTGGGACACCTTTAATTGGCTTATTTTGGCTTTTATTATCTTCAAGCGATAATTTTATCGTCTGTTGATTTTTAGAGCCGATTTGAGTCGAATACGAGCTTCTATTGGTATTTTCAATCAATGCCTGTATATCCTTTGGCATTTTTTGATATTCCTTATCTCGACTAACAACTGTCCTATAGGTTCTCATAAAATTTGACTGTACTACATTTTCAATGCTCTTGCTGTCCGTCAGCGCCCAGTTCCTAAGATTATCAGGACTCCCGACAGCCTTTTGCACAAGTGGTGGTAGCTTATTAAATTCTTCAACTGCACCATAATAGCCATTTCGTAGTGCCCTGCTAACAAGGAACCATGCTTCCATTTCGTTAAGCTCCTGTGGGGATTGAACCTCATGCAGTTTGTTTATTAGCTGTCCGATGCTCGGTGCAAATCCGCTTGTATCGGAAAAAACATATGCTTTAAGTGCGACTGATACTTGTTCATAAGTGCAATTTTCCAACATCATATTCCACACATCTACTGTCTCCGATAAATTGCTTGGCTTATAATTGGGGTAGCAATCACACATTATGCGGATAATTTTAACTGTCTCGTCTCTTGTCATTTCTCTACCTCACACATTATCCCAATCAATGGTGCCTTTGTTAGCTGAATGTGGCTCATTGTCCTTTAGAGCAAACAGTCCTTGCCAGCAATGGTCTACTGACTGATTAAGAATCTTAACAGCCAAATCATTATCACCTTTTGATAGTTTCTCGATAGTGTTCATAGCTCGATGTAATGCCATGTCGGTGCATATAGGCTTTTTAATCTTTTTCCGCATTGTCAGATATTCCTGAAAAGCACTCTCTAGCATTGCATCATCAGGGTAGTAGACAGTTTTCTTTTTAGATATTGATTTATCAATATCTTTTTCTTTTATATCCTTATCTTTACTATCCTTAACTATACTACCCTTATCTATACTTACCTTACCTATACTATCCTGTGGTAGACAAGTGGCAACCACTTGGCAACCATCTGGCAACCCATTGGCAACCACACGGCAACCATCGTCAGAAAATGTGTATGCACCATTGGATTTTATCTTTAATTTTGCCAATTCTTCCTTGAAATTCGTTGGTGTATACCGGTCTTTTCTCAAAGCGTTTGCCATGCGCCAATGCTTAATTACAATCACACCATTATCAAACTGATAAATGTATCTTTTTTCCAATAGCTGTTGTAAATCAGCCACACTTGCGTGAGCTTTGAACATGGAAACTGATACCTGATTGCAAAATCCGTCATCATCAGCAGACATAGATAAATGCAAATATAAGGCTTGCGCACTTGATGATAAAGCCATAAAATTATCATCATCAGTGACTTTTTTTGTGAACATTCTACGTTCTGCCATTTAATTAATCTCCTATTTTCCTCAAGTTTCGGTTGATGTATTTTAATCTTTTTCTTCGTTGTTTATATTGTTATACCTTTTTCTCAACGTGTTCTGCACCTTATTCATACCCTTGAAACCACCGACAATAAAAGCTATTTCTGCTCTATTTTCTGTTGCCTTTGTTTCCGCTTCCATATCGTGCAGTCCGTACTCTACCTGAATAATTTCATTTGCAGTAATTCTTTTCAGAATTTCTTCACATTTCTTCTTACTTAAAATTTTCATTCTAAATTACCTCGCTTTTAGGCTAAATAATAGCCCTTACTTTTAGCTTCTGCATAATCATCTTCTGAAAGTAAAACTTCTTTCTGAATCTCTTTGCTTCCATAGCAATCAATGTCACATACGACCTTGAAAAATAACATTCCGTTCTTCTCGATAGCTTCTTCGTGAGTTATATTTGTTACATAGTGTTCAAGTAAATTCATTCTGAATCGCCTGCTTTCAGCAAATCCATAAATTTCTCATACTGCTTCTGCGATACCTTATTGTTGGCTTTATCTTCTCTCAATTCGATTTTAAGGTGTTTTTCTGCGATAGATGATAATTCCCTCGCTAACACCTTTTTGCCTTGCTGTATGCCGTCTCTATAGCCTTTAGAGGGCTTAAATTCATTTATCTTTTCCTTACCCTCTCCTTGACCGCCAGCCGTCTTGTTGTATCTGCACTGATAACCTCTTTTTGTGTATTCCAAAATCCAATGTTGCTCCATTTCGTCAAGCTTGTCTTTCGGATAGTACATAACATTCAACTTCCAACCATAAGGATTGTTTTCGCTATAAAATCCTCTTTTCTTGATTGATAAATCTATGTGCTGATAGCCTGTCAAGTGCGATATACTACGTTCTAAACAATCTACGCTTTGGCCGATATAAAAGTACGATATTCCGTTTTCATCGGTTCTAGTGTAGAAGTAAATACCACTTTGATTCTTCATATCGGGGCAAGCGTTTAATATGCGTTCTCTGTTCTTACTTTTTATGGCATATAATTGTTTATAATTTACACTTGGCATTTCTCTTACCTCCTAATATCTAAATCGCGTAATATTAGTATCGTCTGACCAACAGCCGAATGTATCGTTATCGCCATAAGCCTTGACGCTTACTGTAGCTCCGTCCATTCCATCAGCGATAAAATCATCATTGTAATTGGTAGAGTAAAATGATGTATGTGTTGTATCAAATTCTTTGTAAGTTCCATCAGCCTTTGTGATACGCACTCTGTAAGATGCTGCATTTTCGACTTTCGTCCATTTGACTGCCACATAAGCATAATGAAAATACCTTGATGCACTCTTGTAGAGTGCATATTTCACTGTCGGAGTACCAAGTACACATTTTTCAAGCCAGTTTTTTACGGCGTTGTCGATTGCGTCTTTTAAAGCACCATCGGGCTCGAAATTTATGTCTGGAATCTTCACAGATGGTGGATTAAGTGGTGGTGTACAAGCTGATACTGGTACAGCATTAAAAACCCCCATTGCAATCACACAAGTCATAGCTATTATTGTTCTTTTCATTTTTCTACACATTGTTTTATCCTCCTTTAGTTTGTTTGCATCAATTAATTTCATACTCACACCTCTTTAATTAAATGGTAATTCCTCGTCAATACCATCAGGGATTGACATAAAGGAATCTGAATCAGCACTTGGACTGTTTCTACCTATAATTCCATTACTATTGTTCTGTTGATTGGCACGGCTTTCACAAAATTCGTGTCTTTCAACTACGCAATCATTAGTGTAGATTTTTCGTCCATCCTTGTTAGTGTAGTTGCCTGTCTGCCATCTGCCCTCAACGATAATCTTAGTTCCTTGGTGCAAATACTTCTCTGCAAATTCTCCATTCTTGCCAAATGCGATACAGCCAATAAAGTCTGCTGCCTGTTCGCCCTCTTTCTTAAAAGTTCTGTCAACAGCTAATGTATACCTTGCTACCGCCATACTTCCGTTTGCTGTCTGTGAATATCTAACATCAGCATCCCTAACAACTCTCCCCGAAATTATCACTTTATTCATATTTTTTCCTCTTGCTTTCTGAAATTCGTTTTCTAGTTTCTTCACTTCTTTTTTGCCCTGTATGATGATATATTGTGTGTGCTGAATTTGTCATCATACATAAATTTTCAATTCTGTTATCATTTTTTATCCCGTTCAAATGATGTATGCAACAGTTTCGTGGCACTTCTATTCCTGTGGCTTTTTCATAAACTACGATATGTTCCATAACGTACCCGCCTTTATCTGCTCTTTTATGTTCCGGCATTAATATTTGTATATATCCTTTGCTTGTTCTCCTAACACCGCCATTCCAATTACTAGCATTTTTACCACTTTTAGCCTTTGACCTGTTCAAAAACTTAATTTCTTCATCTCTCTTTAAGTTAAGCGAATAAGCTTTTTTATAGATTGCCAAAAATGTTTTATTAGGAAATAAGGCGATTAATTCATCATTTGTTGAGCAAGAATATTTATCTTTTAATAAAAGGACTTCCTCCTCACTCCATTTGAAATTCATAGTCATTATCTCCTTTCTAAAAAGGGCACTCATTAGGATTAGCAAGTAGCCATTCCTTGTTGCGCTCTGCAACATCTACATTCGCCCCATAAGCAACTTTCTTCATCTTCTCGATAAAACTATCACTATCAGAATTTTCACTTGATAGATGGCACATTATTACGTTCTGCAAGCTATCTGAATAATTTGCCTTAACAAAATCGCAAGCCGTGTCAATGGATAAGTGACCTCTGAAAACGTGATTAGCTTTGCCTGTGTTATCCCTGTCGATTAAATCCTTGTCATAATTCACACCTAAGAGAATGTGGTTTATGTCCTTAAACTTCCACTTGATTAGTTCACAATCGGTTATGTAAAGCATTCTTCCCATTTCCTTGTGAGTAATCAGAAAGCCGTATATCGGGCAAGGTTCGCCATTTGCGTTTGTGTGTGTCCAATTTCCGTCTATTGTTGTTAGGTCAAATGCCTTAACTTCAAAACCGCTAAATGGTATCGTGTGATAACGATGTATGCCCTCGTGTTGTGCGTATTGTATATATGGTGCATAAATCGGTATTCCCATTGATTTAAAATCGTTTAATGACTTGCTGTGGTCTAGGGTAGGTGGGTGTGACTTATAATCACACCCTTTATCCCCCTTATATGCCAATCTAAGCCTTTTTTAATCTCCTTAATCGGTATTCCGCAATCAAGGATAAGCGTTTCTCCACTGTCGGAAGTTAGCAGATAGCAATTTCCGGCTGACGATGAGCCTAAGCATTTTAAGTACATTTACACCTTCTCCTTTACTCGCTATTTCGCAAAAACAATAATAATTTTTCTGTACAATCAGCACAAAGGTCGTATCTATAATCTACATATGAATAGCCATCCGGATTACCATAAAACATTGAATGAAAGCACAGTCGATTTTCTTTTTTGATACCATATTTAAAATATCCAGCCCATTTAGACAAACTGTACTCAAAAGGCTTTCCACATCTATCGCATTTACGGATTTCTTCGACTGACATACTCACACCTCGATTTCATCATCCTGTGGGAACTGAAAAACAGCATTGCTGACACACTCTACCTTTGACGGCTGATTTTCTGCTTGCACCATAACACCGCACTTCTTTAATCTTTCAAATTCCTTTACCACATCTTCTGAAATATCAACATTCTGCATTACAATCGGCATACCGATATATGCTTCTCTCAGCATTTCCATAGCCTTATACGATTTCTCTTTGGAAGAGTACTCGCCTAATACGTATTTCTCTCCATTGTATAGTGCTATAACGCTCTCCATTGCGTGGCACACAACTATCTGTTCATAAGGCAAATCAACATTGCCATGCTGTGAAATTACTCTCATGGTCTCCAAAACCTCCCACATATTTTGCACTTATAGCCCCATTTATGATGCTTACAAAACTTAATCCAGTCGTGTCGATGCATTACTTAACCCTCCTCACTCTGCATGAATGGCGGTAGCTCCTCTGACTGCTTGTCAGCTGTGTCGGTCGGCTCCACATCAATTATGTTGTCCTCGTCAAAATCTACACTATTTGCGTTTTCTTTAATCTCATCAGCAACAACCTTTTCTGTGTCAAGTTTTACATCTGATACATTTTGAAATTCCTCTTGTGCATATAAACCTTGAAATCTATCTGGAAACGCTTCTCTTAAGGCCTGTACAACAGCTACTTTTCTAATCATTGTGGCTGGCTTTTTCGCCCATTGGCTGTTAAGCGAACCATCTTTTTTTCTTCCTGCGTACTCATCAAAGCCTACTGACTGATACTCGTCCTCTTTTCCATCTATAAAGATTTTCGCCCAGCCACCTACGATAGTTTCGTTAGGTAAAACCATTGTTCCCTCTCGCTCTTCAACAGCTCCGTCCTTTTTAATTACAATAATTCCTGCTTTCTTTCCCTTATATCGTGGGTCTGCATTGGCTCTCTTTGTAAAAACGTCTTTTCCAGTAACTATTGTGGCTGGTTCGTTGCTTCCATACTTAATAAGGTATGCTTCTCTCAAAAACGGATTTAAGTGCTGGTATCTGCATAATGACATAAACATCATTACTTCTCCGTCAGATACATTGCCATTGCCACTTACAAGGTATCTTTTTATCATTGTTGGAGAAATTTTTACCATTTCCCCATTTGATTCATACTCAACTAACTGCGTATTCTCTGCCATAATTAATCCTCCTAAATCTCATTAAAAACCTGAACCGCAAACAGTTCATTAGGTGTCTGCTTAAATAAAACTCCGTCAGATATAACTGTATACATATATCCGTCATACTTAAGCTCTACGGTATGTTTCTTGCCACCCATATAATAATTTCTCTTCTTAATACTCATATTGAACCTCCTATAATCCAAGTAACTTTTTGAGCGTTTCTCTTGCTCTCTCGGCTTCATCTTTCACCTGTTCCTCGCTTTTATCAGCAAGTCTAATTACCATTTTGTACTCTTCCTCTGAAAGTTCCTCTTTAAGCGCATGTAAAACAGTAACTGCCTCTGCCATAACATTACTTCTTGTACCTCTAAATGTAATTTCTCCGTCTTTCGCTTTAATCATCTCTATACCTCGCTTTCATTTATTATTTTTAATTCAGCTTTGAGTTTTTCAACCTCTTCCAGCTTGTCTGCAATTCTTCTTTCTGCCCTGTTTCGGAACACCTCTTTTGCATACTCAAAGTTAGGTTCTGTAAGAAACAGACAATTATTAGTTATTCGCCCAACATCATCTTTCCTTGCCGTGCCATAGTAGTTTGGAAAAGCTCCATTAACAGCCCTGTATGTCTTGGGTTTCTCTTTCGCTTCACATTCCTTAACATATAAACCTTTAGGGTTCCTACCATAAGTATCCAAAAAGTAAAAGTATAATTTCACATCACACCTCCTCAATCACAAGTTCCTTGTCCTGTGTATGCTTCAACATAATAAGCTGGTTATCAATCTGTGGTATTCTCCAATCGTCAACACTCTCTGTATCATCAATGATAATTGGGAAATTAACGCTTGCTACTTTCTGAAAAGCTCTGCATATGTCAACTTCCGTTAACATCCTTGCACCATGATTGAGATTCCTTGCATATGCTTCACCATTGTAAACAAAGTCGCAGCACTCCTCGGTATCACCATTTAAGAGCGGTCTGAAAAGCTTTGCTGTGGCAAAATCCAAGTACTTATTAACATCAGCCTGTAAGAGTTCGTTTTTCTTACGTGTAAACTCTTTCAGCAAGTCAAGCTTTCTCTCCCAATCGGCAATCTCCTGATTGAGGTCGGTTCTCTTTGTTTCAAGGTCAGCTATGCTATCGTCTATACGCTTGTTATTCGCCACACCAAGCTCAATCTTTGTATCAACCGATGAAACTTGCCTTAACAGTTCGTTTCGCTCGTTTTTGAGCTTTCTGATAAGCTCTGATGTATCATTTTCATCGGCAAGAGCTTTCTCTTTTTCCTCGATTTTAGCTTTAAGCGCCTGATACTCACTGTTGCCTGTCATATCAGTATCAGTAGGTAAGCCTCCAAGCTCTTTAGCAACAGCATCATGTCTTATTGTCAGTTCCGTAAGTTCTGCTTCAAGGTCAGCTATTTCTTTCTTCCTATCCTCGATAGCCTGTTTAAACCCCTTGCTATCATTTGATAGCGCATTTCCCTTATCTTCAAGCTCTTTAAGGTTCTTTGCTTTTCGCTCGTCAAATTCAGCTCTCATGCTCTCTATCTTATCTTCCGGCAATCTCTGACCGCACATCGGACAATTAACACTGCTTTCATCAAAGGAAAGTGCCTTTGCTTTTTTCCAGTCAGCACGTACCTTTGCTAAGTCTATTGCGCAATCTCCAATCTCTCTTTCGGAGCTTTTAATGCTAGCTTTTCCGGCTCTTATCATTGACTCTGTTTTGCGGATTGAAACATCGAAGCCGTCAATCTGTAACTGTAGCTCCATGCGCTTTTTCTGATTTTCGGCATTGGCTTTTCTCTCCATGTCTGAAAGCTCAAATTTAAGGTTCATAATGTCCTCTGTGGCTTTCTGCTTGTCCTCTAAAATTTTGTTATAGTCAGACAGCTTATCTTCAATTTCCTTAAGCTGTGGCTCGTATGTTTTCTTCTGTAGTTCAAGCTCTGCAAGGTCTGTATACTCATTGGTGGAATGGATTGTATCTATCCTTGTTGAGATTTCGTCTCTTTCCTTAACAAGTCCTTTTGAGCCATTCCTACCGCCTGTGCCGTTTAGCTTGCCACGACATACTTTTTTGAGCTGGTCTACGTCCCCATCGTCAAACATCGGTTTAAGTTCGGCAAACTGTGGAAACATATCGCAGATTTCTTCATCAGTACGTGTGCCAAAATAGCTTGCAAGTGCTAATCTCTGCTCTGCCTGTGACTTGTTGAGTAATGTCATGGCATTTAAGCAAAATGGTAATACTCCAAGTTCTGCCATGTTGTCATTGATGTACTGATTGTAGTCAGCCATTTTGTAAGGTACATCATTAATTGAGTAATCAGTAACACTTCCTGTAATCTCGCCTTTTTTGTTGCGTTTCTGCCTTGTAACCTTTTTCAGAGTCTTTGCTTTTCCGTCAATCTCAAAGGTAACAGCTCTTACAATATCAACATCATCAATCTCAACTCCGTTTTCATCATGCGGTCTTATGCCTGTAATCTCTCTGTCGTTCTCATCGTGACAATTCAGCACATCAAGGATAATTCTCTTAACTGTTGATTTGCCGACTTCATTCTGACCGGACAACACAGTTTTCATTGAAAAATCTGTGTCTAATGTGTTTTTGCCATAGAATTTACAAAAATTCTGCGCAAATACATGTGTAATTTTCATTGTGTTTCCTCTCTTTCTATTTGTTTATGGTTTTTAGAATCAAATTTCCATGTAGGCTTGATTTCTTCACTACTCTTAAGTATGAGTCCGACTCCGATACAAAAAGCCACTCACTCGGCACGTAATGAGCCTTGTTGAGCAATAGCTTCTGCTCTCTTGTTAATGGCTTCAACCTGTATCTTGTATCACCCAGCCTAATCCGTCTTACATTGTCGCTCATTTAGTTTCTCCATTTCCCTGTCCAACAGTGCTTGAAAGTCAAATGATTTGTCCTCGTGCCGTTTAGCTCGATATAATTCTTGTAGGTAATCGTTAGCACTCTGACGCTTCAATTGGCTACCAATCGCAGTAGATGTCAAGATTTCCATTTCCGCTCCCTTCGTCATATACAATTCCTTGGACGCCTATTGGAGTATCAACTACAGTTCCGTGTGGTAAATCATCACTTGCAATTACAACGTATTCGTTTTCATCAACTACCAATCCGTGCTCATTTAGATGTCTGCCCGGAATATTTAGACCGCCTCCAGGTAACGCTCTCTGTGAGTACCACGTATAAGTGTAATCGCCATATCTGACTCGCCCCAGCTTCCTAAATCGGCTACAACTGTATTTCTTACGGCAAGTCGGAACTGTTGGCTCTACATAAGTCTGCTCAACTACAACCGGCTCATTCTGAACTACTGTCGGTTCAATCTTTCCTAGCATTACGCTATTTAAATAGGAAGTAACACCGGCTGTCAGCTCAACTTTGCTATCTGCTTTCGCTGCTATTGGCTTTAAGGTCATAGTTCCAATTATTAAAGTCGATAACATCAATATCCTTTTTCTTCTCATGTGGTTCGCCCTCCTCTATGAGACATATTGCAATCAGTATCAGCCAAAATACTGTTACGATTGCCCCAACAATGATACTCGCTGTCTTAATTCCGTATGCCACCGATAATCCAAGGAAAAATACAAAAGCTAATGCTCCAAAAATCGAATAGCCACAGCCCACACAGAATTTCTGCTTTAAAGTTCTTTTTCTCATACAATCACTCTCCGTTCTGCGCAAGGAATTTATTTACAAAATAAACTTGTCCTTTGCCTGTAACTTTTGTGGTCTTTGTTTCAAGTGGAAGCCTGTCACCTCTTTCAACAGTTCGTATAACAACCTCAAGCAATCCCATTTCCATTGCTTTTTGAGTCGGAGCTGTCGAGCCTTGACAAACATATCCATTTTCACGTAGCCACTTATAAAGTCGCTTCTCTCCGATTTTGACTCCATTCTGCCTTATCAATTTTGCGACATCCCTTACTAGCAATGATGTTTCACTAGCTGTTACTGCGTCAGCAAATATCTCTTTGGGCTTCATGCGAGCATTATCTTCGATTAGCTTTGTGTTATCAGACTTAAGGCTATCAATAGTCTTATTGGCTATCTTTAATGCTCTAGCCATTACCTGTTCCGGTGTGTTCCATGCTTTCTCTAAATCAATGAGATATTGTCGGCACTGTTTGCCTTTTTCAGTTCTGCTCATAAGACAGATATGTTTTGCCATATCAACTGTCATGTTGTAGTCCTGTAATTCTTTCTCACCGCCATATTGATTGCTCTGTACCTTAAGGTACGCACCTTTGTAATCCTCACCCTCAATAAAAGTATTTGAGTAAGTTTCAAACCATGCGGAAAATCTCTTGCTGACCTCGAGTGCATTATGCAGTTCTCTTGCCGATACCATTTGAGTATCAACATCAACCTTTAAAATCTCATTCATGCTTCTACCTCGCTTTCCTCTGCGTCAGACTCAAACAAGGATTCTGCAATATCGCAATCATCAGTACTGTATTTGTCACATATTTCGCCTAGGAATATCGACTCTGCTATGTCATATTCAACTTGATTTTCTGACATAATTTCTGCGATTCGTTGTTCTCTTGCGTTCATGCTTTCTCCTTTCTTTCTAATCCACGAAACTTTCAACCGGCTCATCAAGATAGCTTGCAATTTTAATCATGGTGTCTAATTTTGGCTTGCTTTTATCTCTCTTCCAATCTGAAAGTAGCATGGGTGAAAAGTTCAAGTCTGTTGCTACTCGGTATGATGTGATACCCTTTTTCTTCAAAATTTGCTCAAATCTCGAATATGATTGAGCATATTTCTTAGAATTATTCATTTTTTACGCTCCTTTCCTTAAAAATATATTGATTTCATTAAGGAAATCCGTTATAATGAAACTTACCAAGACAACAAAATAACAAAATTAAAACCTAGGTTTTAAGGATTCCCTTAATCTAGGTCTAGTATATTATGGTTTTCTTTAATTGTCAAGCATTATTTTAAAGTTTTCCATAATAATTTATGAGGGATTTTTTATGTACGAATACTATCAGAAATTACTAGACGAAAAAGGCTTGAAAAATGCCGATGTTGCAAGAGCTACAGGCATTTCAAACATGACTCTATCTGATTGGAAAAGAGGAAAGAGCGAGCCAAAAACTAAGAATATGCAGAAAATTGCTGATTTTTTAGGAACTACCTTATCATATCTAGTTACAGGTGAAGAAAGTAACCCTATATTTGAACAAGCAAATACAGATTATGAACTTTCAAATATAGACAGCAAGCTCAAAGATTATGTATTTAAGTTATCTAAATTGTCTGATAAAGAGCAAGAAAGTATTATGAATTTAATAGATGTAATGTATGAAAAATACTCAAAATAAATTAAATTAATAAGAAAGGTGGTATTTTATTATGAGTAAAACTGTTAAATGTCCTAAATGGGGTTGTGATGGTGTTGGCATACCTGTTGATACCAAGAAAAAATTCTCATTCGGTAAAGCACTTGTCGGCAACACAGTAGGCGGTCTCTTCGGACCTGTCGGTGCCGTTGTCGGTACTGCTACCGGAATTAAAGGCAAGAACGGCAAAACAAAGTTTGTGTGTTCAAAGTGTGGTAATGTTTGGGAAAAGAAAATATAACCACAAGGCAGAGTTTTTACTCTGCCTCTATTTTTCCTTTAATAAATATGTACAAGTACAATAACAGGTCTTTATCTTCCAAGCCCTCAATCATTTTAATTATTTCATCCTTATATTCCATACAACACTACCTCCGATACATCAATTATAGAACATTTGTTCTTAAACGTCAATAAGGACGGCAGAAAAATCCACCGCCCTACCGAAACTTGAAGAGTTCTCTTATTGAGAACATTGTTACTGTAACACTTTAAAGTGTTTTATTTTGTCGAATATTGACAACATGGACTGTAAAGAATAGAATAGCAAAAAGAACTACAAAAGGAGATGTTAATATGGTAAAAACAAATAAATGCAATTCCTACGTCATCAATGGTCAAAAAATCAATGTTAATGATATAATCAAGCATTATAATGGCAACTTAGGCATGGCTTGTAATGAAATATCACAAAGGACTTTGGTTTCATTTGAAACAGCCAAATATTATGTAGAGTTGTGCCAAAAAGATGAGCCATTCGTTAAGCAAAATTCAACAGTAAGCTTCACAAGTGGTATTCTCATAGCTGTTCCGCTTATAATGTTTATTGCAACAAAAATAGGATTCTTTCCGGTGGACAATGACCTTTTTATTGCTATGTTTGGCTTAATTTTTGTATGTTGCTCTATTGCTTCAATTATTCTCGGAATAATTGATTTAGCATCTAAGAATGAAATTCCACACAATCATGGTGGTTCTATCTTTGGTATTGTTGCTTCTGCGCTAATGTGGCTTGATTTTATTTTTCATTGAACTATGGAGAGGTTTCCCTCTCCTTTTTAATTGTAATAGCTTAGTTAACTATATGCTCCTTTAGTAATTAGTTTCCGCTTTCAGTTCTTCTTCCTTATTAATGTCCATCAGCTCATTGTACTGCTCTTCGGTAATTCTGCTTGTCGCGAAAAAAATATCAATTTTGTTCTTTAAATTGTCTGTAAGTCCGTTTCTTTCTTTAAGTTTTAATAATGCTTTGTATAACATCTTCTATACCTCCAATTCTGTAAGTGCTACTGCATATTCACTATTGACATATGCTTCTGCCGATTGCGTATCCATATCATAGATATAATCTCGGTTGTCGTTTAACTGTTGTTTTACATAGTTCCATCCGTTAGCTATGCTAATTGGATAGTTAAATACTGTATATCCGTCAAGCTGTTCTGAATTGACGCTGATGTTTGTTACTGGATAATAGGTTATAAATGCATTAAAATCGGCAAGTTCGGCGAGAGTGAGCGGGGTTTCGATGGGGGTGGCGAGGATTGCAATTATCGTCATGGGGTTTTGTTGTAGATACTGCTGTAACTCATCAAGCGTGGTGATGTTTTCAAACCTAACGTAAATTTTTATGTTGATTGTAAAGACATTAGTTGTAGTCCATGTGGCGCCAGTTTTACCAAGTTTTAAAGCAGAGCAAAATGCACTTGAATCAGCAGTTGTAGTATCTGCTGGCCTTAAATCGTTAGCGTTAGCGGAAAAGCGATAACCGTTCGAGGTATCTTCTCTACTAAACGCTGAGTCATCAAAGAAAACTAATGTCTTCACCCTTTGTACCTTCACCCCTCTCTCCAAGTCCACCTCGTCGCAAATCCATTGCTGACCGCTCTGGTCAGTGTAGTTACCACCGCTTGAGACTGGAATTGCATTTAATGTTATTGGCAACTGTATTGATTGCTCTTTGTATGGTTCAAATGGAGTAATTTGTTTACCTATTAAGATTTGTGGCTTCCATGTTTCGTTGTCGAAAGTATTTCCTTTTGTAATTCTAACAAATAAGTTAAATTTATACTTAGAATCTTCTTTTGTAATTACATAAGGTGTATTGATAGTCTTGCCTGCAACTGAAAAGCCCTTTGTGTTCTCGTTGGTATAATCAAGGTAGCATTTGATTATACTTTCAGTGCCTTTTGTATTATTTGAACAAAATATAATTTCAGTTCCTTCTTTAAACATAGATGGGGTATCTATTGGCAATAGAATAGATACAGTACCAGTAGATGTTCCGTTTAATTTTATAACTCCGTTGCTTACAGTAATGGTACATCCAACATTTTGATATTCACCATCTCTAATTTTTAAGATATTACTTCCAAGTAGTTTTACTGTTGGATTCACAACGCTCTTAATCTCAACTGGATTCTCTGGTGTTGGTGTTCCATCCTGTGAGGATTTGCCATATATCATCATATCTTGAATCTTTCCATTGTCAGAATCGGCAAGATGGGTTTCGCCTTGATTTGATGCATAAAATTTAGTGATTTTGTTGGATAAATCTTCCTTTAATGAACTAACCTGTTCTCTTACAGCGTTACCTGCATTTGGATAAGTCTTTCCGTCCGCACCTACTCTTATATCAGTTAATTCAGCATCACCTGTAGTAGAGCCATCAGGTAGTGCTACAATGTTGTCAATGCGCTGTTTCTGTACCTCTAATTGTGCATTAAATCGAGAACTGATAGCCCAATATTCAGTGTTTGATAACTCAATTCCTTTTGGCACATTCTTCTTTGATGTGTAGCTATCGCCATTGCTTGCTAAAACCACCGAGAGATTTTCATATTCTTTGGTTTTGTCCCAATTACCCATTGGCATTGGAATACATCTGTTACCTACATATCTAGGCATAGTCAATCACCAACCTTCCATCATCATCCATGCTAAAAACTAAATCATTTCAATCGGGTGTCTGAACGTAAAAATATCCATCGTCCGTAATTCCGAATGTTGCAAATTTGCCTAATTCGTTTTGCAAATCTTCAAGTGCTGCCATTCGCTTAACAACTCCCGGCGCAAAGCACATATACACCATTTGTTTTTGAGAATCATTGTCAGTAGATACCGCCCATTCTCCAGCCTTCATTTTTGAGGGGTCAAACTGCGCGTATGCCCCTCGTCTCATTTGAATTGCCATAAGCTACACCTCGCTTTCGTTAATGCCTAATTTCTGACACAATCTTGAAAACTTATCTTCCAATTCATCTATGTGTTTTTGCATTTTATCAATCTTTTGCTCGTCTCCGGCAAGTCTTAAGATTAGGAATTGCTCATAGTTCATGCCGTAGTACAGTGTATCATCATCCGATGTTGCTTTATTTTGGAAAATCATATCAAGATTTTCATCGACATGTCCTTTATCTTTAAGATTCTCGATTATATCCTGTGCCATTGCTCCAAAATATAAGGGCTTGTCTGAATATCCTTGCCTATTAAGATTGTATTGAAATAAATCAACCGAGCCTACTGCGTCAATATAATCTTGATTAATTGCTTCAATATTCTTTTTTAATCGTTTATCTGACGAACTCCATACCCAAGTAACATCAACTTGGAAACTTAAGGCACTGCCATCCCAGTCACAATGATAAGTATGTCCTGTTGCATTGCCACACATAGCATACCCTCTATCAGTCTCTCTGAATTTATCAGATTGTACTTCTTGAGCACTCATTGTCTGTTGCGCACTTATTGTCTGTGCGCTCATTGTCTGCGCGCCTATAGCGCCTACGGCTCCGTAGAGTGTAATCATGTTCTCGCCATTTTTGTTAATTCGCAAGACTGCGCCATTCATCCAAAGTTCATAATTGTTTCCTGAATTGTCAGTAGCTTTTAAATCAATCTTTGAATTACTTAAATTTCCGTTCAGTGAAATACTTACCGCATCATCAAGTGTAATACCTTTGTTATCCAGCGTTACAAGTGTCTTTCCGTTTGCGTCTTTGACATACTGCTTGCCGTTTACGTTATTCTCACCACCTAAAGTGAGCGTACCACCATGTGCCCAATCAAAATTAATGCCGATAACCGACATAATATTGAAAATAGCATTTCCATCTTTATCAATTCCGGCTTTCCATGTCTTGCCGTAATCATTTGATACAGCCATGCCATTAGCCGTCATTTTCCACTGTATATTGCTCGAATTAAGGTCGGCTTTATTGTGCATAATGTAAATAATTGAGCCGTCCTCTTGCACTTGTTCAGTCTTAAAAAGTCCAAGCGATTGGGACATTAGCTGTGTCAGCAATTGCATTTGCTTGTCATATACACTTAGTTGTGCCTGTGCAACTTTCCTAGCTTGTACGACAGCCTTTGTCTCATTACTGAATTTATCAGCACTATTCCTTGAAGCATTTTCAGCGTCACATGAAATTTTTGTACCGCTTCCAACTGTAAATGTTCGGTTAGAAATAAAACAGCTATAGGTATTCTGCTTGCGGTCTGTCACGAGTGCTACATCTCCACTCTCAATCAGTGGATTTGACAAGAGTGTAGCATCAAGAGGCCTGAACCTCATGCCACCGATTTTTTTGAAGATATAGTTTGCAACTGTCTGTGCCTTGTCTGCCGGAATAAACGGATTATCAGAGATTGAGACTACATATCCCTCTTTTCCGGCAAGTGTATTAACATCTTTCGCCTTATCCTCTTTTGAGGTTACTGTTACCTTTACCCCGGTGATAACAACATCATCGGTCGCAACATTCAAGTCTTTTTGTGTGTAAACATTGTGGTAATTTCTCGCCTCAGTAAATGTTCCGCCATCAACGCTATCTCCACTTGAATAATCGGTGAAATTTCCGCCATCAACATTATCTCCGTCAGAATATGGTGTAGTGGTAGTGCTAAAAGTTCCTCCATTGTAACCTCGACTGTCAAACTGACTCATGTCATACCAACCGATAAGCAATTCGCCATCGTGACCGCACTTGCCCCATAATCCGCTCAACTGTAAGATGTAAGCTATTACCTGTCCATATGTGAGTTTTTGATTATCGCTTGGTATCTCGTTAATCACGTAATCAGAGTTGTCAAATCTCGCCATAGTAAAAGGTACATCACACTTAATGCAAGCGTCTCTGACCACATCATACGCTGTCGTAGGGTAGCTTAAATTGCTATCGTACTCGCGATTGAAATTATTAATATTGTCAAGGCAAGTAAGCGTTATGAGTGAGCCATCATAGCTTGTTTCGCTGACTCTATACTCACCGATTTTTAGCTTTTCGGTTGTGCCGTCAGAAAAGCTTTTTGAAACATATGCCGTTACGCTTGCCTTATCAAAATCATACTTGCTGTAATCTTCATAAATGTTATTCAGCTTAATTTTCAGTTTTCCGGCAATCAAAGCCCCAATTGTGAAAGTACCATTGCTCGATGTTGAGTCATTAACCTCGAAGCCATTCGCCCACAATTCACTATCACTAATAGGGATTTTTTCGCCGCTTGCCGTAACTATGTCAGCAAAACAATTTACATTTATATTATTGTCGAGCATTACTGCCCTTTGCCATTTAGCCGATACGTTAAGCATTAAATCACCGCCTTATACTTCTATGAGGTCGAAACTCAATGTCTCATACCTCTTATTGTTGATAGTCCATATCTTGATAGGTGCGTTCCTATCACCCACATAGAACGTGCGTGTTTCATCGGTGCCACTCATAGCATCAGGATATGTCACTCTGATATATTCGGGGTTTACCATTTGAAGTATCTTTGCCGTCCTAGCCGTGTCTGTACCACTCCATGACAATTTAAGCTGTCGTTTCTGTGCTATTCTGTTTTTATGCATTTGAGCGTCCTGTGTACGTCCACTGTCGCTTGCAGACACATCAATCATGCCCCATTCAAAAGTTGACGGAGTAGGTAATTCCACTCCGTCTACTAACATCATTGCCATATTGTTACCTCGTAAAAAGACACCCACACAAGGGTGAGTGTCTTAACCAAATTCATTTGCTACAATATATCGTTGTCCATGCTTTGCTTTGCCTATCTGTGTCATGCGATAAAGTGTTTCGCTGTCGCACTTAAACACATTTTCAATGATAGGTGCAGAATTTCCACCGGCATTATAGTTCATCATCACTTGCGCCATGCCCTCCATGACAGCCTGTTTAATTCCCTCGGTAATTTGCTGATTGTTTGCTACGGCTGTTTTACCATTTGAGAATTTACCGACTATTTCCCCTCGGTTCATGTAGAACGGGCCCTCTTCCGGGAAACCACCACTAGCAAAATGTGGTGCCCTGTCGAGTAGTGACTGATACCCCATGTATTTTGTGCCTGTGGTAATATTGAATCTTTTATTGTTGTACTTAAACAAATCATCCAATGAGCGTACAATGCCATCTATCGAGCTCTTAACACTGCTGAATCCCCAGCTACTTATTCCAACACTGTAACTTTGATTTGCGTACCACTTAAACGTACCTAAACTTCCGTTCGTGTTATCGACTTTTCCTTTAAGCCCACTAAAGCTTCCACCTGCCGAGCCAAGATAAGTGCTTGCGTTACTTGCCATCGTTGAGAATGAGTTCGATGCTCCTCTTCTCATATTTTCCGCAGCGTCTTGAAATACCCCCATGTTAAATTTAGTGTTACCCAATGAGCCGTTAACTCCGCTTAATGAATTGTAGAGATTTGATGATAACGTTGAGAAAGAGCTGCTTGTGCTAAGTGTTGTTCCACTTGCTTTACTGCTCATGCTATCCATCTTGCTTTTAGTACCATCAAGTGAAGTGTTGATATTTCCTAAATACCCACTTACACCGGCGCTTAAGTTTTTGTAGCTATCATCAATTTTGCTCGCGCTCTTCCCTACTTCTTTTACGGTATCGTCAATTCCTTTAACTGTTTTCTTTTTAAATTTTGGTATTTCAACACCGGGTATCTTGTTAAGCAATCCTATAATGTCATTAATAATCCCAACAAAGCCGTTGTAAAGCTGTGGACCTAATACGTTTTGTAAATCATCAACATTTAAAGACATATTCTTTTTAAATGTTTTCCAGCCTTTTTTGAAATAATTTCCCAAGTTTTTGAAAAAATCATCTACGCTTTTTTCAGCATCTTTGATTTTCCACTTTATTTCCTTAATTCTCCATTCGAGAGGAGTAACAAGTTTAATCTTTTTCCCGTCAAAGCCTGTGACTTCGTTGCTTATTCCCATTCCAGATTCCGGACTCTTGAACCACTCTTTGAGTTTATCAATCCACCCTTTCATGTGTGCTAACACGTAATTGATAGCCGACACGATAACCAGCACCTCAACTCCTCTTAGTGCAAGTTCCGTTTTCGACAAGCCTTTAGCTGTTGCGTACTTTTCCCATTCAGATGAAATAAGTGTTTTGGTTATCTCTTTGAGTCCGTGTTTCCATGCAAACGCGCCAATAAGAATAGTAAAAGTATCAATATCAAGCTCTCCGATAAATTCCGAAATGCCCTTAAATGCGTCTTTCCAATCAATATTGATTAGCGCGTGAATTAAAGTATCTCGTATGCCGTGAACAATGTTATTGACTGTTTTTCCAAGTTCTTGCCAGCCAGTCAGCCCTGTAACGTCACTTACTCTTGACATTTCATGTAATGCACCATTTATAAATGAAGCAAAACTGTCTCCAAGGTTTCCCCAATCAAACGTTGACGTAAACGAAAAAGCAGAGATTATGGCAGTTCTTATTGAACCGGCTATTGTCTTTCCGAGTGCCGTAAATAATTTTGGACTTATTAAGCCGTTAAGGAAGTCTGCAAGACCTTTTCCAAAGTTCGATGCGCTCTGATACACGTTATCCCAATTAATAGAATTAAGGGAGTCGGCTATTGTGTCACCGATGTACTTTCCAAGTGAGTATAAATCCTTGATTGATGATTTATATTTTTCAATCAATCCATCGGTTTTTTTCAGTGAGCTATTAACACCACTGCCAGCTCCGCCGCCACCTGAACCGCCACTGCCTGAACCTCCACCACTGCCACTATCGCTGTTATCGTCAAGTGCGTGTATCTCGTCTATGCTAAGCAATGTCTTTTTCAGTTTTTGCGCTTTCTTATTGGAACTATCAGCGTTATCGCCAATATCGCCTACTCCGTCAGCTATGTCCTCCATGCCGTCAACAGTAGCACCGCCACCGCTTATCTCGATAGTCCATCCGAAGATTGCTCCGAGTGCGTCAGCTACAGTTTTTGTAAAGCTGATAACCTTGAGCATTACTTTACTTAAGGCTTGAACAAACGGCTTTAAAGCATTGATTACTACGCTACCTATGATACTGCCCCATGCTTGGAACTCTTGTTTAAGAACTCTTATACTATTCGCCCATGTCAATTTGTTATCGTAAAGGCTTTTTATCCTCTACTTCTTATAGTTTCCTATAAGTTCAGCGTACATTTTCAACCACAAAAATAAGACGCATTTCTACGTCTTATGGTTGTCGAGCACTCTTGGGAAGATTATATTTATTCACTTCCTACGCGTTACAGTGTCAATCAGCCTTTCGCTATCTGATTGATTACCTCGGTATTGACTTATTGACTTATCCATTTATATCCGTATGCTGTCCTGTCGGGTTTATCAACTACTTTGTGTATGGCTTTATAATTGACCCCCAACGCTTTGCCAGCGTCAGATATTCTATCATACTCCTTGACTACTTTATTTGTTTTTATGTCAATTTGAGCTATTTTCCTACCCTTTTTTAGTTTAGTATACATGCTCAAATCTTTTATCGGAAAATCTTCTTTATAGACAAAAATATATCCATTGGCATTTTTATAACGATGTTTCAATGCCCCTATCAGTGTTGTCCTGTTTGTTCCTGTTTCGGTTGAAGCCTGTGCTATGCTATCAAATTCTTTGATATAATTGCCTTTTAGGTCACATTGAATAACTTTTCTCTGATTGATAGGTTTTGGCTTCACATATGTCTTAGCTCCATTAGCTTTATATTCATCTTCAAACATGAATTGATAGCCTTTACATGTCAGCATTTTGTTTTTGCAACATAATAATACATCAACATTACCAAAACCATATTTCTCGGCTTCCATCGCACTATCGTATCTTTCTATGAATGTTCCGTCCTTATCTAGCCTTACGACAGCTCTTGCGTTGTGTCCACCAACACCGCCCTTATTCTCATTATATCCATCTCTGTATGTGTTATACAAAGATATATAAAATCTTTCAAGTCGCAATGCTTTCTGTGAACTATTGCATTTATCAATCACTTCCCATTCAAAGTTGTCCTTGCCATATTCTTTAATTGCTCTGTGAAATAAGCAATCCTCTTTTGGCGAACACCTTAAATGTTGTTGAACCCTAGCGTGATAGTTTACTGTTTGTCCGATGTATAATTTTCCGTTTACTTTATTTGTAACCTTATAGATATAATACGTTCTCATTAAATCACCTCAAACATATTATATCAAAGTATGTTGTCTAAATCAACTTAGTTTTCACCGACTTTGCTCGATTTTTCATCAGCATATTACTATGCTGCGCGACACATGAAACTAACGTTTCGTTTATCGGCTGTCTTGGCGAAGTCTCCTTGTGCAGCTTGCGTATTTGCCATGACATAATTGTATCTTAGCAATACCTTTTCAGCTTGCGTCATTGACTTGATATTTGCGTCAAGTCCGTTTTTCATAGCCCACTCTGAAAGAGTGGCTTGTGTTAAATCAAGTCCGTATCTCCTTAATGGTGCGATTGTTCCCGAAAAAATGGATTGTAAGCTCTTTGCAACATCAGCTTGGTCTACATCGTAGAATGAAGCCATATCACCCGCTAATTTTGTCAGATTAAGCGACATATCAGCCATACTGTCTGTAGTCTTGTATAGCGTGTTATTTTGGCTCATAAGAGCTTTATTTGCCACTGCCGTACCATTTGCCACTTGCTCCGATGAAATACCTATAGAAGTACCTAACGCTTGGAAACGGCTTGATATTTGCTTAACCGTCAGTTCAGACATTCCAAAGTCTTGAATTGATGTTTTTGTAAAATCATCAACTTTGCTTGCCATATCGCCAAACGTGGTATCTACTACGTTTTGAACCTCGGTTAGTTGGCTTGCTAAATCAACTGCACTGCCTATTTTTCCTACAGCTCGCATAACCAACCAATAAGTTGCGTAAAACTTACCGATAGTTGAAGCCAAGCCACTAAATCCGCTCCTTGTACGCTTAATTGACTTAGTTGTGTTTGAAAAGCCTGTTACAAGTGACCTACTAGCCGAGCCGACTTTTGAGCCTTGCTGTGACAGATTAGCAAGTGCGTTAGTCATTTGAATAATGTTGTTGCTGACTCTCGGTGCGCTAGATAGTGTTGTCATTACCTCTTTCAAGGCACTGCCAAGGTTTCTGATGTTGTCCGCAGCATACCCGGCTGATTTAGAGCCAAGCTTTGAGATTGAAGCTGTTAGCTGTGTAATCTCTGCTGATTGCTTTGAGATATTCGCAAAGCCCGACAATTCTGTTGCCATGCTCTTTAAGGCACTTGCCGAGCTGACAAGTCTTGCAGTATCAAGGTTGCCAAGCTTTTCCATGTTTGTTGCAATCTTGCTAAAGGTACGTGTGTCAATACTGCTCACACTTCTAAGTGATGTTGCAAGTTGTGACATTCCGCTCGCAAAATTGCTTATGCTTGCACCATTGAGGGAATTGAGAGTAGTTCCAAGTTCTTGCAGTTTGCCTTGTAAGTTACCTATGGCTCTATTTGCTTGTTGCGCATCCGACTTGATTTGAAGCTCAATGCTCTCTGCCATTTTCTCACCTCCCTGTAATAAAAAAGAGCTACCCTAAAGTAGCTCTCATGTATTTAGTCTTTGAGCAGATAGTATGTTGTAATCAATCCAACATAGCCGTCTTGCTCAAGACATCTATTCTTTTGAAATACCATGACACATTTAGTGAGGTAGTCGCTCCACTTGCCGTAATCAGTATCGAGTTTATAAAAATGATACTTGTCATGCAGAGTTTTTCTTAACCACTTAATGGCTGTCGGGCAGTTATGCTTCTGACCGCTCCACAGATTGTGATTTTTGGCGAATCTCTGTGAATTAGCTCCAAACTTGCCATCTTCCTTAAGCTCATCTGTGTCAAATCCGATGTTCATGGCATGTTGCCATTTTCTTACATCATCATTATTGAGGTAATATTCCTCGTTGCCTTTCCAAGCGTTATTCTTTACCGGAGTTGCTATTGGTGCCGGATTATTCTCTATTCCATCGCCCTTATCAAGCTCAATATAGAGTAAGTTAGCGTCAGTGCTGTTACTCAGACCGCTACAAGTAAATGCGCTTGAATACTGCCAGCCATACAGAGAATGTTGAATAACAGGCTTCTTTGCACTATTAGGCTCATCACCAATAGACATTCCTTTAGTTGACGGATAACGTGCTATCCAAAACGGACAATTAATCTGATTTGCGTATGGCGCAATATACTGATTATAAAAGCTAAGTCCGGTATATACACCAAAGTTAAGCCCGGCACTCTTGATAACACTCTGATATGTGTTGATAATATCAATAAGCGTCTGTCCGAGCCCTTGCTGGCACTTATCCTCAACATCTAACCAAACAAAGGTTTTTCTTCCGTTAAGCGTCTGAATGACCTTATTTGCGTCTGTCTTTGCCTTGTCTACTGTTGTAGCGTATGAGTAGTTATAAACACCTTGTATCGGCATTCCTACATCGGTACAGCCTTTCCAATTTTGTTCGAAGGTTTTATCCGGATTAAGGTCTTTGCGAATTATTTTAAGGATTGCAAATTGCACTCCAGCCCACTTAACCTTACTCCAATCAATATTTCCTTGATATGACGATACGTCAATTCCTTTATATGCCATATTTTCACCTCATTAGTCAGGACTTTCAGGTAATCCTGACTGTCTTAATGCGTTAATTCGTTGCTTCATCTCGTAAACGGCAATTTCCTCATTGGACTCCTTGTATTTAGGCTCGTTATCTTTTGAGTATTGCTCATTTAATGATTTTTCGATGTATTTTGCTCTTGCTTTATTGCCATTTAAGGCTCTGTCGATAGCTGTAAGAGTTGCACTCAATCCGTATGTGCCCCACCAAGCCCACATGTTGGAATCGGCTTCTTTTTGTGCAAGCATATAAGCCTTTGAATAAGGCTCTAAATCAGCCGGACAAGACATATCTATGTCCTCAACGCTAAATCCATAGCCTTTAGTTACCAAAAGCCAATATGGGCGGATTTCGTTGCAATATACTTCCCACGTAAGCTCTTTTACTTCTTGATTGGTTTCTTCTTGGCTGTCTGTTCCTCTTTCGCCAGCATCTTGGATAAAAAACTGTTTTTCTCCATTTCAGCCGACAAATCATTGTAGAGTGATTGTAAATCTCCACCCTCTTCATTCTCCGGGTCAAGGTAATCGTCAAGTAAATCGTATACCTTTACAAGCTGTTTCTCTTTTGCTTCTTTATTGTCAAAATCAAAGCCAAATTCGTCAGCATGAAACTTTTGCAAGCCTACGAGTAAAAACTCCGGTAAAAATTCAAGCATGTTGTCAATGACTTCAAGTCCCTCACCCTGTTGCTCCATTCCTACGAGTCTTGGGATAATTTTATTCTTAACTACCGGTGCATATCCGAATTTAACTGTATACTCTTTTCCATTTAATTTAATTTTCATTTTATCTTTCCCTTTCTCCCTAATTTATATAGGGAAAGAGGCAGTATTAAAACTGCCTCAATTACCTTACTATATTGTATCTTCAAGTTCGCTGTCAGCCGTGCTATCATCATAGCCAACCGCTACGGCTTTTTCCGATTGGCTCACCCTTTTTTTGTGAGTGTGATTGATGTAGGATAACCTTGGTCATCCTCTGTTACCGCAACATCGTAGTTATCCTCAATCCACTTAGGTACTGTCTGAACTGATACAGTCGCAGTTCCTGTTAAGTGGTCATCAGAAGCCGCGCCTGGGGCGAATGACTCTTGTCCAATAAAAGCACAGATACCCTCTGAACCTTTTCCGTCTGTACCATAGAGAATAATGAAGTCGAGCTTCTTGCCCTCGTTAGTTACCATCTCGTCTTTGTACTTCTTCTCAAAAGCTCCCTCGACCTCCATGGAACCGGCTGAACGTCTGCCCATTTCCTGTGTCTCTACTAAATCCTCAAGAGTTGAAGTATCTACCATGTTCTGTGAGCCGAATGGTGAGGGAATTGATTTTGCTCTAAGTAAGAGCTTGTAAGTTCCAGCCCAGTAATCGCCACTTGTGACGGATGCGGTTGGTGTCTTGTAAGCAATTCTACTTTTTAAACCTGTTGCCATTTTTATTACCTCCTAATTTTTCATAAAAAAATAAGAGCCAAAAGGCTCTTATAATCTATCATTCCAGTCAAATGACCGCCTAGCACGTAATGTTGCTGTCCATATTTTGCCGTTTTTTCTAGCGAATGGGATTGTTGTCAGCTTGAATGACATAGCTTTGTACTCATTGGCCACTGTCTGTGCCACATTCAAGGCTTCTGAACGGCTTTTATTCGTTGTAACAGTTACTTGTGCCGTAAATAACACTGTATTTGTTCTTCTGCCCTCTAAATCCTCATTCTGTTCTATAGGTTCGAGTGCTTGAACTAGCACTGTTGGAAAACTAGCCGTTGCACTGTCCGACTGTTCCTCTTGTGTGAATTTTAGCTTGGGATATTTAGTTTTCAATTTTTTCTCACATCGGGTTTTTACAATCGCATATGTGAGATTTTCGAGGTCGTAAACCCATTGATTTTGACTCGCCACTTTATTTCACCTCAACTAAAATTTTTCCGTGCCGTTCCTATGATGTCATTTTCCATTTTTAAAAATGCGTGATACATCGGCATTGTAGGTGTAATGCCGTATGAATGGTGTAATTCTCCACTTTCGTCTCTCCAATACCAACCCTCGCTGTCAAATGCGTGTGTCTGTCCCGGAAAAGTTCCCTGACCGCCTCTTGCGTCATTAAAGTGTGGTTCGGCTCTCCAGCCCGAGCCGTATTCAGCCATAAGCAAAGGCGATACATCAACTGTCTTAAGTCCGTCTGCCGTCTGCCATGTGCTTTGTATCTGCCCTGTTTCAGTAGCAAGCACAATAGCTGTACAGCCGTCTGTTGTATCTTTAATTTCGTAACTAAATGTAATATAGTGTCCAAAATTGCCTGTATTTGCTTGTGCTACGGCTATACCATTACTAGCAAGCTCTCCAACAAACGCTATGCACTTGTCCTGTAAGCGGTCTTTGTATCTTTCGAGCTTGTCTATCGCATTTTGTATAGATTTTTCTGTCAGAGAAATGTCGAGTTTCATAATTACACTTCTTTCACAACTGCTTTGAGCATGTATTTAACTGAATAGAGAGAGGGCTTGACTCCCACTATTGTAAAGTCTGCGGAAGTTGAATCAACTAATCCGTTGGTATCCTTTGTGGGCTCACTATCAAGCCAAATAACATCACCTTTTTTAAAAGGGTATTCTCCTCTGTCTGTCAGCAAAACAGCGTCAAAATCAGCCGTATTAAAGCCATATTCCTTGTTCTGTGCTTCTCCTCCGTCAAATGATATATTCGCCCGGAAATCAACCGGCTCCGAAAAGCCTGTTTCTTCGTGTGTGTAATATATTTTCTCTCCGTCCTCTGTTTCGTAAAACTTTAGATTTCCGTCCTCGTCTTTTTCATAGACTGTGACAGTTTGACCTTGAAGCGCGTATTTCATGGCTTGCTTATTAATGTCAAGCATTTTTCTTTATCTGCTTGTAAATCTGATTAACACCGGTACTTGCCATGCCCGACACAATGCCAACTGCTATTGCATCAAGAATGTTGTCTGCCGGATAACCGGGAATTACAAACATTCCAACAATACCGAGTACTCCACCGGCTACACCTACGATAATAGGAATAATATTATCTTTAACCTGTGGTATCTGCTTTGAAGCATATCCGATTAAATAAGTAATTACTATAATAGCAACTACTGTAGGTACTTGTGTAAAGTCCATCAGTTTTTTCCTCCTTTGCCTAAATGGATTTCCTCAATCTCATTTTTCATTTTTGTTACCATGCCATTACCACCGAGTGCGTGGTATGCGTCATACATCTCGCAAAAATTCTGATACGCATATGAGGGAATTTCGCCAAGCTTCATGTACTTATCATGGTATTCGATAAGCTGTACTCGTAAAAGTAACATTGTACCTTTTCCGTTCGCTTGTCGTAGCTTCTTTTCCTCTTCAATGCGCTCGTTTCTTTCTTTTGTGTCTATCGCTTTTTGCTTTTTCTGCTCTTGTAAAAGCCAAACAATATAACCCAAAAGCGCTGTTAGGATAATTGGTAAGGCAATAATGTATGTCTGATAGATTAAATTATTCATCTTACAGCCTTTCGTCTTTGGTAATTGGCACACCGCCCACCACCACTTAATGTGTACCGCCTGCTACCACTTTACCGACATCAGTAAAATGGTAACGCACAATCTTCTTTTGCTTATAGCACTTTGACAAAAGGAAAAACTCCGACAAACAGCTTATCTCTGTCTTTCCATGTACGGCTCACTCCGCCCTCGCTCAATGCGCTCATGTAGTTCTCACCGGCTTGTGAATGGTCGTAGACAGCAAGATTGATAACGACATTTTCAAACTGCTTTAAATCAGCAGTTATATCATCATCGGTGAAAGTGTCCGGATAACACCTTTTTGCTTTTACATCTTCCGTGGCTTGCCTAATGAGCTGTTCAATGAGTGGGTTATCTTCCTTGTTGTCGAACACTACCACATCAGATGTTGTTTCATCATCATTCGTGACTGTATCAATATGAAATTGTTTGAGTCTGATTTTGACTTGCTCTAATGTGGTGTATTCCATGCCAAGCTCCTTATAATCCATACTTTTCAATTAACATTTTCTTCAAGTCGCTGCCATTAATTTCTGTGGCATTTTCAATACCATTTTCGCTCGCAAGCTTCTTTAGGTCGGCTGTCGACATTCTGTTAATTTCTGTCTTTGTATATGGTTCGGGTGGGTTCATAAAATCAGAAGGCACCGAATTGCTATTGCTTTCCGGTACCTCGTCTCCGACTTTATACCACACTCCATCATGCTTTATAGAGTGCGTTGCTATCATAAGCCTTAATCCTCCTTAACTTTGAGAACCATAACGCTATCCATACCCTCGAATGTAGGTAATCCAATCATAGATACGATACAGTGAGTATTGATAGGGTGATTTGTAGCATATGTGTATACAGATACACCGGTCTCAACAAGTGAGAGGTTTCCGTCTGTGATACTTCCGCTTCTTTCCTCTGGAGTCTTACCGAATGTGTAATCGCCAAGGAATACTCCGGCAGACTGTGCAGATACAATGCCTGTTGGTACAAAGTACTGTGTTTGTCCTGTCTCATCAACATAGAGCTTATCGTATACTTCAATCTCGATACCATATCCTCTAAGGTATTCAGTAACCTGTCCTTGCTGTAATCTGATACCGCCATTGTAAGCAGTGATACCGAGTACCTGTTTCTTTGTGTCCTCTGCCTTAAGCACCATTTCCCAAGTCTCTGTATTCATGGTGAAACGTGTAAGTGAGTAGCCTGTAGCCTTTGCAAAATCTCTACGAGCTGTGATAAGGTCATCGAGCGGTGCACATGTGGTAGGCTTATCCCATGCGCTTGTACCGGTAATTGACTTAAAGTGCTTTTCCTTATGTTCTGCGCCGTTGTCGGCTGTGTAATCAACGACATAGTTTTTATCACCAAGTACAACCTTTACCTTTGGTACGCCATCTGTAGGTGCAAGTAACTGCCAAATCTGTCTCTCCGGTACAACTAATGCACCCTCAATTAACATCATTGGTTTCTTTGAAATTTCACGTAATACGTTATTGGCAAGGCTAGAGTTTTCAGAAGTTCTGTAATTGTCATACTCCTGTTCCTCTTTCTCTGTTACCATATATCCCTCACGATAAAATGGCATTGAGTTCTGAATGTCAGAGAAGCCTCCAACATCTCTTAACTCTGCCTGTGCGTCAAAGTTTGAAGCTTTGAGCGATACCGGCAGTCCATTCTTGCCCTTGATGAATCTAAGGTCGAGTGAGTCCTGTTTACGTGTTCCGAATTTTTGTCTGCCAAGATAAGGGGCAGTTCCTAATGTCTTCTGATAATTGTTCCACATTACACCGAGACTTCTCGCTGTAAATGCTTCTGCTAATGGTAATGCCATGTTCTTCTACCTCCTTTTAAACCTGACTTGCTACAATCTTTGGTGCGCCATAGAAAGTAACTCTAGGTGTTGCAGTTCTAGCTTCATCTGCGATTGAAAGTGACTTAACTTTCTCCCAATCAATAGTTCCCTGATATACATATGTTCCAGGCGCGTCACCCATTGTTACATCTACATCGTGCAACAGATAACCCTTGCACTCTGCATCATTGCTTGGGAATGGTGTACCGGCCGGTACAATCTTCATTCCGTTTCCGTCTGCGCTTGTTACCATAGTCTGTGGTACAAGGCACGCTGCACCCTCATAAGGGAAAAATTTTAAAATTCCTTTACCCTGTGTAAAGTCTCTTACGATTGGTTTTCCCATCGTTCTACCTCCTGTTTAAATTACATAGCTGTTTTGGCTCTCTGCACTTGCAACTGTGCCAAATGAGATTTGTTCTGCATTGGCTACATCTGCTGGCTTTGAGTCGGGTTCATTATTGTTACCGCCATTGTTTGGATTAGGAGTACCTTTAAGTGCATTTTTCTCGTACTCCGCAATCGCATTGGCTTTCATGTCGGAAATAATCTTGCCAAGTGATGTCGTGTCAAAAGAGCCATCCTCTTTTACTACTGTCTTTACCTGTTCTGCTGTAATTCCAAAATCTGACATAGCCTTCTCACGCAAGTCTCTGACAGCGTTATCTTTCTGTAGCTTGGCTATCTGCTGATTGGCTGTCTCTAAGGCTTTATTTGCCTTTTCAAGCTCCGTCATGTTGCCATTCTGTAGCTCATCAAGCTGTGTCTGTAGCTCGTCAGCTTTGTCTGCTTTAGCCTTGTACTGATTGGCTTTCTCTTTCTCTCTTGCCATTTCCTCACCGCTCTTGTTAAGCAGATTTGTTATCTGCTCATCCGTCGCGTCCGGGAAAAGCTTCAAAACATCATTTCTTGTCATTTCATTACCTCCGTAACTCACGCTTTTGTTATCGCGGGTCGCTCCCGCCGAGTTTTTCTGTTGTTTAACGCACAACTGCAAATTTTTTGTATAATAAAAAGCAACCTATAAGTTTTCCTTACAAGTTGCTCATTATTTGTAATATTTAAGACTGCATCTACACCCTGCAATTTCTTTTACTTGCGCCCCTAAAGAATGGTCTTTTGGAAACATCATCAGTGAATTTCCAACTTCAAACGGCTCAAAAATATCAATTCTCTTTCTGTCAACATCTGCATGTGTGGGTCTGACATGTGAATCTTCTTTTGAGCGCCACTCTTTTGTTTTGTAGCCCTGTTTTACCATTTCAGCTTGTAATCTGTAATTACCGATTGCATTAGCTTCATTCGCAGCTACATTTTTTGCTCGCTTCTGTGAAGTAAAATACTCTACTTCAGTATTTTGTGTGGTAGCGTCAACCACCTCATTCACAATGTACCGAGCATAGTCTGTAATGTATGAGGGTGTTTTCTTTGCCTTACAATACTGTGTGGCAATGCTCTCATATCTGATGATAAATTCTTTGACGATAGTTGTTATCTCTGTTTCTTCCTTGCCGGATAACAAGGCAAATAACATAACAAAGATTTTTTCAAACTTTTCAGCAAGTTTTTTTCTATCTTCCTTTTCCTCGTCAGATAAATCCATCTCACCAAAATATGTGTCATAATCTATGTCTTGTATTTCATTTTTGTTAAGTGCGTGGATTTCGTCTGCCATATCAAGCTCCAAAATAAATTGACAGCCAATTATTCATCGGCTGTCTTTCCATTGTTCTTATCATCGTTATTATTGTTAGGTGTAGCTGTTGTCGGCTGTTCTTCCGGGAATAACATTTCCATGCGCTTAGCACTTTCAAGAGTGACTTGTTCAGGGTCGCTAAACATGTCAATCGTCTTGACAGCTCTCTTGTAATTGATACCGCACCTAAGTAATATTTCAAGTACCTCTGCCTTAACAAGCATGTTATCCAGCTTATTATGATTAATGTGTATCTCAACATCACTAGGCATAAGCGTAAAGCCTTTATTAATTCTTAGCCTGTTAAGAATAAGCCTAAGTGCCATTCTCTCTGATTTCTTAAGGATAGGCTCATTAATGGCCGTTCTAAGTCCGGCATCATAATGTCCGTTTCGCAGTTCTACAGCCGAGCCGGTATCACCGCCTGTATTACCCTGACGATTTGCAAGGCCTTGAATACTTAAAAATCTCTCAAAAAGGTCAGTGAATACCACTTGTCCCTCTGTCTGATTAAGTTCGCTCGTCATTACATCAACATCAGCCTTGTTGTCTGAACCATTGTTAGATTTAACTACCAACGCTCCCTCTTGTCGCATTTTTCTGAATGTATCTATGTCAATCTCGCAATTAACAAATTTCACCCATGCAGACACGAACTGCTCGACACCATTAATTCTGTCTGATGTAAGCACGTTAATAGCGTCTGTGATTGCAATAGTCATTTCAATGTCAGATAATCGCCTTGCATTGTTTGGATATTCAATGACCGGAATGGCTCTGTTGCCGTTTATTCCGCTTGCGTAAATCTTGCCGTTGCGAATATCAAACCACTCATTATCGGTGAACACATAATAAATATCTGCTCCGTTCTCGTCCTCTCCGATTTGGCAAGAGAATGCCGGACGTCCGTTTGAGTAGTATGCTACAAACGTATACATTGGATTTTCAGACGATAAAGAGAAATCGCTTTCATCAAGCAACTGTCCTTGTCCATCGTCATTACCGATAAATCTGTAGCCGGTACCGCATATGCTTCTCCAACGATGTATGTCTATATCGCACTCCTGTTTGCTCTCTGAATCCATTGTGATATTAAGCTGTGTGATTTCTTCCGACTTGTGGTTATCGGTGCCACGCAACACATATTGGATTGGCTCGGCACACATTTCTGCGGTTTTGCGCTCAACAAGTTCATATGCAAGATTTACAGCAATCTTGTTATTGATTTCTGGTCGGTTCACTTTCTGCCGATACAAAATTGGTTGGTCACCACGATAGTATCTGTCAAGATACTCAATCTCAATAGCATTTTGCTCGTGAATCACAAGTGCTTTATTCAGTTCTTCGATTATGTTGTTTTTTGTGATTTGCCTTTTCCTCGTGAAAATAACTTGTCTGCCGTAATTATTCTGACAGACAGCCGAAAAAGGTCTTACGTTTTTATGAGCATATCTATACATCAATAAAACCTCATGCCACTTGCAGAAGTTCTCTGTGGAACCTCTTTTATCTGAAATTCTTGTGTGCCAGCCCAAAACCATATCCACTTACGGCAGTGCGTACACATTACTTTGTGGTGTTTCTTATCGTTTTTATTCACCCACGTTAGCAATTTACCGCAACGAGGGCACATTACACTTCGTTTTCCTATTGGTACAATATTCTGATTATTCATGTCACCCTCGATTCACTAAAAATGGCACCCACAATCTGTGAGTGCCATTTCTAAAAGAGATTTTACGCAATGAACGAATTACGATTTTTTCATAGTTATATTATAACTGTCAATTTTTTAAATGTATATATGCAATGATATGCAAAACTATGCACACTACTGCACATTTTCAAGGTATTCTTTTCCGTAAAGCCTTTCAAACTCTTGTAAAGCTCTGCCGTGGATTGTAAATATCTTTCTTATGCTCCAATTTGTAGCCTGTGCGATTTCTTCAAAAGTGTTTTGATTGACATATCTCATTGAGAGTACATGATAATAGTCGGTATTCTCCATACTATCAATTTGGCTGATAATATGATTTCTTTTTCTCATAAATTCATCAACAAGTCTGTCTGTATCTTTTTCCAAGTCCACAATTTTAGTTACTGTACTGCCTAATTTATCTTTGTCAGATGAAACATCAACTGCCTCTTTGTCTGTTGAAACAGTAACACTACATGCTATTGTCTTAAGCCGGTATATTTCAGACAGCTTGTTTTGTATCATTTTATCTAATCTGCTAATTTGATTTAAGTAAGTTTTTGTATTCATAATTTCGCTCTCCTCATTGCATACTTATAATTAATAAATTCTTCCCAATATATCTTGTCGAACCGAGTGTCTCTAAATCTATTATCAAACTTTCTTTTATCAACTATAAAGTCTAAACTCTCTTTTAATCCCAATAGAATATAATCAGGCACAAACGAAGCCGGTATTCTCACAATCTCATAACCATTGTCAATACAGCTCATTATCTTTCTTTCTCTTAAAAAATCCTTATTTTCATCTGTGTGATATATTTCGCCATCAACTTCAACGATCTTCTTTAAATCCGGTATGAAAAAGTCTACTTTGCACTCGCCTATTTTGTAATTCGGATAATATTTAATGTTTTCCTTTTCAAGCTGTATGGCAAAGCAAATTTCATTTACGCTATTAAAAACATAGCCCTCTGACATTATTTTTCGTGCAACTTCGCAAGCCTCTTGTTCATAGTCTATGTCTTTAATTCTTTTTCGTTTTGCCTTTTTCTCTATTTTTTCTTTTGCTTTGTCTACATTTGTAAGCTGTTTTAGCAATTTTATTTTTCTATCGCATTCCTCACAAACGTATTTTTGCTTTTTGTTAATTTCGATAGTGGCTCCGCACATAAAACAAGTGTTTGTCATTAATAAAGCCCTCCTCTGAACGGATTGTGTACTGCTTCAACCTTTGCTATTCTACTGCCTTGCGTCATTCTTAAGGCAAAGTTTGAAAAAACATCAGGAACATCATCGAGCTGTTTTTTGCCTGTTACTGAATATCGTTTCAGCAGTGATACCATTACCCCATAAGGCTCATTGGGCTTATAAAGTGATTGGTCTTTGAAAATAATATGTTGTAAAATCCAGTTAGAACACTGAAAAATACGTGCTTCCTTATTTGTCTCTGTCGGTACATCAGTGATGTTGCATATCCACCCTTTATTTTCAACTCGCTTATTAACTTCCATAGCCACTCTGTCACCGCCGGCATTACGCTCAAACTCGCACTCTTGTACCTGATTATTGACTAATGTGTTTGACGCATTTTCATACTGCATTTCATAGTCTGCCGTATTATCGCATACGCAATCAACGCAGTAATAATCCTCACCATATTTTTGCAGTATTGGCATAACAAAATAGTCTGTACCTTTTCCCTTTGTATCGCATTGAGCTGTGATAATTTCCGGCTCGCCATGTGGCAGATTGAAGTATCTGCGGATTTTATCATCGGGAAACAATAGGCCCTCACGCTCGATAGGTTCCTGTTTATACAAACATCGGTAAGAGATTTCGTCCATGAGTAATTGTTGGTCGGCAAAAAACTCTTTCGTAAAACCGCCATACTCATAATCAAAGTTGCTTTCTCCTGTTGTCGGGTCCACATCGGGTACTGATATTGTTTTGACTCTCGGATTTCCGACATACATGTTTTGAATGCGTCCGATAACATCATGTACGCTCCAACGAGTGGCAATATGTATCTCTTTACACGGCTTTCCGTCCGTATCTTGTGTCTTACGCTGTCTTGCGTCTACTGCGTATTTATCCCATAGTTTATCAAGTATTGTAGGATTTAAGGCTTCCTCAATTCCGCCTATCATATCATCAACTAGCAAAAATTTACTTGCACGGACTTTTCCGGCATTCTTACTTCCAACAGAAGTGCATTGTACTGACGGAAAAGGTTTGTATTTGCCAATATTGAATTGCTCCATTTTGGCATTCGTGCTTGTAACTGATAGATTAGGGAAAATGTCATGCCACGCATAATCATCATCATTGGTAACAATGTCGTATACTCCATCGTAGTACATTCGTGTAATGTCACCACTGTGTGAATAAAATAGGCTGTAGTCTTTTGGAAACCAACCGGCAACTGCCGAATGAAAGAATTTCTCAATTGTACTCTTTCCAGCTCCTGGCACTAGGCTCACGCACAATATGTCGTATTTATCATCAATCATGCCTTGTAATGCGTCCACAAGTCCGATTTTGATTAGTTGTTTCCTACGTGGCATATAAAATCGGTCTTTAGGCTCACGCTTTTTCTCTATGTACTGAAAATAGCTGTCGACTATTTTGTTTTGAGCTTCAAGCAACAAAACCTCATACTTTTTGTTTATCAGCTCATATGTGGTTTTGTGGTCGAATGCGTATTTTTCCAAATCCCAAATAGTACCACCTGTTTTAGCCGTGCAGAAGCCCTCTATAAGCTCTTTTGCTCTCTTAGTGAGTTGTAGTCCATACTCAATATCTTTCTCGCCGTTTATGGCTACACTGCAAGCGTCTACATAAGCATTAGTCACTTGCTCATCTATTCCGTTTCTCTCTATGTAATTTTCGTATCCGTTTACTGTGGAAATAAGGCTTTGACTAGCCATAAGAAAAGCACCTCCACTTTTAAAAAGCAAAGGTGCTTATATACCTCTGCCTATAACTGTTTTAGGGTAGCGACTAACTCTATTTGTTAGCCGGTAATTGTATTTACATTCTAGGGAAATAATAAAATTTCCATCCGTTTTTTATCTTTTGTTCTCTACACCAAGGCAAATACTCATTAAGTTTTCTATTAAAATCCATATTTGCACTGTATTCATCCCAAGCCTTTTGATTTATTTTGAGCCTTTTTCCTGTTATGATATGGTCAATTAGAAAATATGCACCCAAGAATAAAAATGTGGCTCCTGCTATCGCAAACATTGCTATTATTTGCATTTTCATTTCTATTTACTCCTTAAAACAATCTCTCAGCGCTTGCCTGTCCGCCTCGTTATCTGCCTCAATAACAGGTTCATCCTCTAAAGTGGAACAATCTATAGGCTCGCCATTTCTACCGCCTATTTCGTGTGATTGCGCTTCTCTAAGTGCTTCACGCTCTATTGATTTAATTACTTCTGCCATGCTCATTACTCGTAAATCTCCTTGTTTCTTCAATTATTTTAGAATCCCTAGCAGAATTCACTTCAATACGGCTTTGTGACAGTCTGTCAAACTTTTCCAAAGCATATTTTTCTACTGCTTCTCTTGAAATGTCTATGCCAAAATTTCTCAATGCTTCTTTAGATGGCGGTTGATACTCTGATAAAGGATTGTCAATGTTGTTCATTCCTTATAAATCTCCAAAAATCTTCCATGCACTCATTACATAAATCGTAGGTCGTATTCAATACGCCATTTCTCGTGATTGAGTTTGTACCCAACAGCCCTACTTTTATCTCTTTTCCGCACCTGTCGCAAGTGCGCCATTCTTTTTGATGTTTCATTCTTCCACCAACTTTCTACCGCAGATAGGGCAATAATTGATTGCTATTTGATTTTTATGTTTTTTGCCTGTGTCTCTATCAATAGCAATAACCGCATCTGATGTAAGGCATATAATACTGCCATCGTCATTTAGTATTATGTCTCGCTTTCCGCTTTTGCAAAATTCACACATACTTAGTCCTCTCTCAATTTTTCGCCACACATAGGGCAGTAATTAATCTTTACGGATTTAGTCATGCCTAAAGGTTTTATATGTTCATTGTCAAGGCAAGCAAATATATTTAGCGCACTGCCCTCAATGTCAACATATGCCTGTATTCCGGTATAGTAGCCCTCGTTATATTTGCTTTCTTTTCTTTCAGACAGTTCTTTTACCTCAAACTCTAAATTACGTTCATTCCATTTCTTTTCGCAAAACTCACACATATTACACCTCAAATCTTCGTAAATATATCCAAATCATAGTTATCTCTGATATAGTCCACAACTTCCTGTAATTTGCTTTTTACAAATTCATCTTTTGCAATATTAGGGTGTGCGTAAAACATGCAACTGTCTTTCTTTCCGTCTGCTTTATATTTACGATAGTCAAATGTCATTGTAAACAATGGTATTCTTGTTAAATTCTTTGTCTTATGTCTTATCCAACAATTAATAATTTTCTTAATCATTGTTTCTCCTTTGCCTTAAACAGTGTGTCCGGAAATGGAATGCCTAAAAAATGCATATTTGCGTACTTCCTGAATGTCGGCACGCTCATACCGGCAATCTTTGCAGCTTGTGCCTGTGAACATCTGCCATATGCGTATTCCATCAATCCCTCTCGGAATGAATCAATATTCCGCGTCTTAACTCCCTTTGCCATATTTATACCTCCGCTTTTTGCTTTTCAATTTGATGTTTGTGTTCTACCATCTTTCTGTGCATTTTATACTTCATATTTTCACAGCCGATTTCTCTTAGCTCTGTTGCAAAATTATTAAAATCGCTGTCATTTTTGATGTATACATTGACATATCTATCTATTTGCGGTCTTGTCATAATTACACCATTTTCAGTAAATACTTTTCTGATATAGTTGGTGTAATAGCAATAGCCTTTGACTTTTTCGTGATATAATCCCCAAAAATAATCCGCATTTTCCTTTGTTTCAAACTTTGCTCTAATCTCACTGTTTGAAATATGGCTGTAGCAATGTCTGCATAATGTAATTAAATTGCTTTCTCTATCATCTCCACACAATGAAGCCGTTCTTATGTGTGCCATCACCAATGCCCTGTATTCTCTACTACTTTTTCCACAATATTGGCAAGTGTAATTATCTCTCTCAAAAATTTTAGTCTGTAAATCTTTATATGAACTCATAGTGAATACCTCCTACCACTCTTTGCTTTCACACCAACTGCTCTTACAAACATGGTTCATAATGTTGGTCAAAACTTTTTCAGAAGAAAAATGTGCCAAGCTGTAATCGCATTGTGTTGAAAACTTTGTATTGAAATATTCATCAACTAACATCTTGTAGTCTGTATTATCTTTCATGTTGCTTATCGTTGAGTAATAATTGTCCGTATATCCGTCACGCTCTATTTCAGTTTCTTTTGTTAAACTGTCTACCACTCTTGATAAAACCTTGTCTGTTAATGGATAGTGATATTCTCCGGTGTATTCTCTATGCTTGCCTAGGAAGTATTCAAAGAATAACTTTACATTTTCTTTAAGTGTTTCATCGTTAGTCCAATCATAGGCTATCTTACCAGCTCTGTTTACCATTCTTTCTTCGGCAACTTCCCAATCTTTTTGAGAGTATTCGCTTATTGGCTTAAACTCTTTCACTTTTTTATCTTTAGGTGAAAAAGAATTACACTGTTCTCTGTTAAGAGAATTACTTTTAGTATTTAATGTTTCGTAATTAGTGTTAAGGTAATCATTGTTAGTAATCCCTGTTAAAAGAGTTGCATCTTGTGGCATTCCCGAATTACACTTTGTGTTATTCCCTTGGGAATTACATTTTGTGTCATTCCCGTCTGCCTGTTTATGTAACTCCTGTCCTTTATCTTCTGCTATAACCTCTCGTCTGATATTTTCTTCCCATTTTTTAACTTCTGCGTTGATAACATCATAATTAGGTCTTATATGTATAGTCGGCATTGAGTTGAATTTGTATTTTGCTGTAATTACAAATTCCTTTTTCACCAACGATTTAATTGCTTTATCATACTGTCTTTCAGTAATCCTTATTTCTTCCCACCAATCTTTTCTTTGCTTTGCAATCCAATATTCGCCGTCCTTGTATATCTTAACTTTGCTCTTATTGTCTTTACTTGGCGCAAACCAATATAAAATCCTTGATAAAAGTGTTCCCTCTATCAAGTCGCCTGTTATGTCAATGTATTTATGGAATGTGTGATTGCACCTTGCTGATGATAAGAAATTAACTTTTGTTTGGATTTCATTTTCTGATAGCATATTATTTACCTCCGTACCGATAACTCCGTGATTTATATAAAAACAGTTGTCAGGCGGTCACGGTTCCGCTTTTCGTGTTGCAATCACTAGGCAACTGATTTTACCGATTTTTTGAAAAAGTAAGATACACTCCATCAAAAGGTTTCCCAAAACACATTACAGAATTTTGAAGTGTCTCACCCCATTGCTTTCGGTCGCGCGTACCTACTGGCAACTTGTTTTTGTGTGTTTTATTTTATTTTCCGAAACCGCTCTATTGCGGACCAGCCAGCATTACGCAACCGCTATTCAAGATATAACCGCTCGTACTAAACCAACATATGATTGATGTGGTGTGGATTTGAACCACACATAATACTGATTCAGAAACCTTTAAGGACTATTCATGCTTCGCTTTCACATGAACTCTGTTTGGTACAGTACCTACTTCGTTTATAGCGTTTACCCATTCCGCCACACATCAACTCGCATGTAGATGGTTTTAAGAAATATAGATAACCAACAACTTATTTCTCTTTTCAGTTTACACGCGAGAGCGCCGACATCGTGAATCGAACACGAACAACATTTCTGTTGGATAGCTTAGCAAGCTACTGGAATACCTTTATCCCATATCGGCAAAATATAACAGCCGTAGCGTGACTGTTATATTGAAACTGCTTTTGCGCTACATTGTACAGTTTCATGCGGACTTTCTACCGCTTACGGCAAGGTTCACCCCTGTCGTAAGTTTAATCAGCAAGGTAGGAATCGAACCCACGACAAATCAGCTAATAGCCGACTGCTCTACCACTGAGCTACATGCCGATAATGAGGGTGAAGTCTAAGGAGTGGCTACACCCTCCGGAGATATAAATTTGTATGTGCTGTAGGAAAAGAACTAACGAAACCTACAGCAAAGGACATGTGAGGAATTGCACCTCACCTAAGACTCATATGATTTGAGTTGCCCTAGTTTAACAATTAAAGGGGGTATATATGTCTACTCTGCCTATTACAGATGTCTTTACGACAGGTTGGTTTCCACACTCGTGCATTGTGGGATTATACACGATTAAACCCTCACGAGCCTTGTGACGGCCCTTAACAGCTTTCCACTATGAGGGTGAAAGGAACTACTAAGTCCAATGTCGGGGAACCAAGTAAACCCCGAACAGGGCATGTTGGATTTGAACCAACGTATGCGGGAATCAAAATCCCGTGCCTTACCGCTTGGCGAATGCCCTATTTATTGCCACATGAAAGCTATGGCAAGTATCTGGCCGAACATTATAGCAATGCTAATGAGCCTTGTGATAGCTGTCTCTTTTTCGTTTAATGTAGCACTTGTCATTCCCAATGCAATTAATGCCAGCCATACTGTTGTTGCAATTTTTAGTACAAACATGATTTACACCTCAAAATCTAATTATCTTCATTTTCTTTCAATACCGACTCAGCTATGCACGCAAGAACTAAAAACACTATTGAGACTACCATTGAGCATCGGTCAGCAAAGAGTATTCCATAAAGTAAACAGAATAAAATTATCCATGCATACAGGCCCTTAAAAAACATTGGCATAAATTTATAAATAATCTTGTCTAAAATCTTCCACCTGCGCTTAGACTTAAGCTCGTGAGCCTTATCCGTGTACCACTCTGCCTTGCTCATATCCTCACCTACAGAACCTTTATGTCCGGCACGATATTCATACTTGTATGCAGTAATCTCACACCATTTAGCCACATCCTTAAGTCCGTAAATGTCAATCATTTCATCAATGCACTCTTTACGGTCAGGCAAATTGTAGTGGCTAGGGTGATTTACCATGTCGGAATTAATTTTGTTGGTTTCAAATCCTGTTAATTTCATCTCCGCTAGCTCCTTTACTGTTATATATAATATATAACTATTATTTAATCATAGTTGTATGTATATATATTATTATTGTGTATGTTGTTTAATTAATATATAACTTATGTTATAATAATAAATACTGCTTGGTACGATTGAGGTATGAGTAAGGGCCTTTTTGTTTTGGCGGATATTTTGGGGGCTAAGTGGGGCGGTTTGTCGCTTTTCATATACACCCCCAGGGCACCCAATACGTGCGCCGTTCAGCTCTCAAACATCAAGCATTTTAAATTGTATCTATTGCATATACAATTTACTTCTATGCTTTCAACTCTTCGCTAAACAACTGTTTTGTGCATAGTTGTAATAATTCAATAGTCTGCAAAGCCTTGTAAATCAAGGGATTAGAATTGTGTGTATTGTATATACAATTACTTGGCATTATCAACCACGCTGTCACCTGATAATGCTTTAATATTCTGACTATTTCCCCCGCCTAACTGTGGTAATTCATTAGCGCTTAATGCTCGCGCTTGCTGTCTGCTATCGCTTGTATATGGTGAGGCCCAACCATATCGCCTGTTGAGTATTGCAATAACTCCAACTGGATTCTTTGCTCCGGTCACGAGCTTATTCGATAGACTTTCTTCCTGATATTTTCTCAGTTTTTCCAAAATCTCCGATGCTATCGGGCTTAGCGTATTCTTTCCCCAGTCATAAATAGTGCTATCAGGTATTCCAGTCAAAGAACTAAAACCCAATATACTAACCTCTTTATCATACTTCATACACATATCATAAATATATATATCTAATACATGCATTACTAATTCAAAATTATAACTATTAAAGTTACTCTCTTTATACATACCATTATCTAATTTATAATTTTCTTTTGATTTAAAATAATTACTATCAAATAACTTCTTTTGGATATAATACAAAGCACTATTCCATACGCTTTGTGATTCTTTTTTTATATCCTCAATAGCATTTACTTCACAAAATTCATTTAGATAAAATAATAAATCATTTTCGTATATCTCAATCTGATCTGACATCGCAGCACATCCCCCAAAAAGCCAAAATAAAAAAGCCCGCACCACCTGGAACAATTCCAAGTGATACGAGCTAACCGGCATTCGCTTATTAATTAAATTTAAAATAATAATAATCAAATATACTTATTTTGTCAATATGCTGATTATTGAATATATAACAATAACTGTATTGATTAATATATACCACATTACACACATATATATTAATTATATTATATAAAAAATAAAAAGCCGGTCACAAAAACCGACTTTAAATTTTAAAATGGGCACTCGTTGTTATTGCTTTCCAGCTCGTCCAGCTTGTCCAATACTAATTGGTTTACAAATCCATTAATTGTAAACCCTTGCGCCTGTATTCGGTCTTTTGTGCCCTTTGGCAAGGTAACGCTTATTCTGTCGTAGCTCTCTCTTATTCTGTCGTTCTGCTTTTGTATACGCTTCTTGTAATTTTCTATTATTTTTTTCTCATCCATTTTTTACACCTCATTATATAAATTAATAATATCAATAATCACTGGCAATAATATTATAAATAATATTGCTATACATAAATATATAATAATTAAATTATTATGTCAATAATAATCCATTACATAATATAAATAATAATAGCTATTCCTTATTATATGCATTAATTCATTTATTATTGATTTTATTATTACATTAATGTAATTAAATTTTATTGCAATATTTTTTAATTTATGTATTGACATTACATAAATGCAGTGTTATTATAATGTCAAGTCGAAAGACAACGAACAAAATAAAAAAAGCTCATCGCGCAGCCGGCCAAAGTTACACGATGAGCACCAAACAAAATAATATGAAAGGCGCGTATATTATAACATACGTGTAAAAAGGTGTAAACCATGAGAAAATTAAATTGTAAAGAAGTTAATGAGGCATTAAAAAATGAAATTATGGACAGCTACGAGAGTGCAGAGGAATATTACACATATGACGGTGCAGAGATGAAAACAGAATATAACGACATTTGCAAGGATATTTTAAAGATGTTTGAGTGTGAAAAACTCAATGGTGATTTGAGATATAAAGCCAGTAACATGAGCAAGCAAGACTTATTTGTTGAATGGATGAGCGGACTCCCTAGTTCTTTTCCGGTTTCGTGTGATATTTTCCTCGGCTCTGCTGCTGAATGGTTAGGAAATATCCTGGATGAGACGGAGACAGAAAAACAGAAATACAGTGATAGCAAGGCAGAACGGACTTCATGCCTGATATTATACAGAGAACTAAACAAACACGCACAAAAAGCAAATTAAGGGGGGCGTAAAATATGATTAATATAGACATGTGGCACAATGACAAAATAAAAGCGGTTGAAAAAATCAATATATTTTTTAACGATTTGACCGGGGAATATTGGGGAAATTGTTATATTAACAATAAAGCTATTGGAGATTATACCGCAGACAGCTCAACAGACATCGAAAAGACTTTTGAGCATTTAGCAATTAATTGGAATTAAGTAAAAGGATGGTTGATTATATGACAAAGGCGGAACTACTGAAAGAATTTGACAAACTGCAAAAAGAAAAAGAAATACGTATTGAGGGCATACACTGCAATAGTAATAAAAGCACAATAGAAAACGCTATTGAGTGCCTAAAATGCCCGGATGAACTGCTAGAAAAATACTTAACGGTTGTAAGTCTCAAATATGAAAATATTGGGCGCACAATTGCAGAAAATGGAGACTTTAAGCGCCACTCCTTCAACCGGCTTTATGTATTTAATACAGCAAGACAGATTTTAGCAAATTAGCGAGGTGTAAATATATGAGATATAAAATTGAAAAAATAGCAAAAAGAAATAATTTAAACTATAGCGTTGTAAAATTCGATGGTGGCTTCAAGGGCTATGAATTTAGTGCCACTAGTTACAACGAAAAAGCTTTTTTAAAGTCTCTTTTCAGGGCAAAAGATTTATATATAAGAGGCAATCCCTATAGTTATTATTTCACTGTAATGTATTTAGATGACTATTTGAGCCTTAAAAAGTTCAGTAAAATGGTTTCTAAACTCGTAAATATGTTTTGTCAGGCATTGCACGACGGCAAGACACCAACGGAGGCCAAAAACATGCAATTACATTTTTGCGCGTTATGTCCGGAATATTTTCCGGCATATGAAAATATTTACAATGAAGCAGCATGGATTTAGGGGGCGCAACTATGAGAGATTTTATCGAGCTTTTAAAGGCTTTCGGGCTTTTTGTGTCGTGCCTTGTTATTGGTTATGGTGGTTTATTTTTATTTTTTTATTAATTTGTGAGGTGATTTAATGAATTACAACGGATTTGAATGCAAAAAGAATAATGGAATATGGACAAAATGCGAAAATGGAAACATATTTACAATAATTCAAATTGATTATTTTCATTATAATTGTTATTTTAATGATATTTTATCTGCGAATAGTATAAAAGGGTTGCAAAATGCTATAAATCATTTTTGTTGAAATTATTGGCGGTTTATCTGCCCTTTTTGCCGTGGCGGGCGTCCTTGTTTCGGCTTGCGTGGGTTCGAAGCCCTGCGGCGGCTTTTCCTGTAAAGGATATTACAAGCTAATAGCAATACAAATTAACAAAGGTATTCCAGCCGGTGCAAGTCCGGCTATTTAGCTTTATATATAAGGCTTTTCAGGCCTTATATTATCAATTTAATTATTTTATTCATAGGTGCTTTTATACGGCTTTACGGCTGTATATATTGTGCTCCGTCCGCGCGTCCGGTAAATAATCGCGTCAAGAGGTCTTATAAATGCCTTTATATTTATTATCAGGCTCAAGAGGTGCAACGCCTGAACAAACAATTGTGCGCCCGCATAGGTGCTTTGCGTTACCACCTAATAAAAACAGATTAACGCACGTATGAACCGCGAAAAGGTCAAAAAGTAGCCTATAAACCACGCACTAAAACAGAAAAGAGGGTTAATGAATGGACAACGAGCTAACCACGCTTGACGCTGTAGAACGTGAAATAAGAGCACGCTACAACGGAAAATATACAGACGTATTAGGCTATCAAGCAAGCGAGCGCGCCACGCGTAAAGCAATAACAAATATTTTTAGAGCTGTCGCAGAGTCGGGCGCGTGTGACGATGTTACCACACTTATTAGCGGCAAGGAATACCGCCGGGCGGCTTTTAATAACTACCTAAACCATAAAAACTATATAAGCCCTATAATTAAGGCTTGTTATAGATAGGGGGCGTATTATGTCTAATTATGAATATTTAGGAAAAAGGGAAACATATAAGCGTGTTCAGGCGCTAGGCTATGAAGTAACGAAAATAAGTGACTTTGATTATATCAAGTACGATTGTATAGAATGGATGGAGTCACACGAGTTAAAAATAACAGTTCAAAGAAGCGGTGAATGGTTACAAGTTGTAGAAAAACATGCACACGTTCACCCGGTCACGCTTTTTTGTGACTACGTAGCCGGAAAATATATTACTTGTTATCATTAGGGATATTCTGTATCCCTTTTTGTTGTGCCAAAAAATCAAGCGTGCAGCCGTTGGAGTTGTCGCGAGTTGCCCGGGTATAAGTCCGGGCACTGTAGTACATTGACAAATTAACAAAAATATTCTATGATTTTATGATATATACACTATAAAGCCGTGTATTTGACGTTTTAAGGGCTTTAAACGTGTTAGCGTGGATTTTATCGAGTGCGCTATAATAATCCGTAAAACAAGCCGTTTACAGCGCCTGAAAATATAATTATAGCACTGTAAGCCGTCAAGCCGTGCCGGATGTAATGCGCCACGAGTCAGGCACGCCAACTCATGGAAAATGCTTGAATTTTCAGAAAACTTCACTCAATTAAAGTACGGTGCGAGTTCTTTGCAAGTTCTCGACAAGTTTTTGTAAAATTTTGCGAACGGATTTTTGAAATCGAAAAAGTCAAAGGCACGGGGGTATCAAAATTTTTTAGGATATTTTTGAAAGTTTATACATCTCAATAATTTCATCAAGACTTTTCCCTTTAATTATTCTGTAGTAAATATAAGAATATGGTATATCAAGTCTTTCGCTTGCTTCTGCTATTGTTATTTCAGAACCTTTATACATGATAAGTCTGTTATTTCTTTTGTTTCTTCCTTGCTGTTTCATTGTTGCCCATCGACAATTTGAAGGCTCGTAATTTCCGCTTGAGTCTATCCTTTCAAGTGTAAGGTCCTCTGAATATCCATTTGCGTATGCCCACTCCCTAAAATTCCAAAAAGTAAGCCATTCATCACACATTTTTATTCCTCTGCCACCATAATCTTTATAATTCGGAGAATTAGAATTGTAACATCTTGTTTTTACAGAACTCCACTTTTTATAAAGCTTTCCTGTTGATTCCCCATGACAAGGCCTTACCTTTTTAGCATAATAACTTCTAAGGCACCCACAAGATGTGCTCGTCCCCCTCTCGAGGTTGTATTGGTAGCAAACAACTTCTTTCCCACAGTCGCACTTACAAAGCCATTGGTTATTGCGGTTTTTTCTTCCATACTTTTTTATAACAGTTAAATTACCAAACTTTAGACCAGTTAAATCTTTTGCTTTGTGTATGCATCCGCAACTTTTGGTATGTCCATTTCTAAGGCTTTTACCATTCACGATTGCATAGTTTCCACAATCGCATCTACACTTCCATAAGTGATACCCTTTTTCGTTTTTTCCTGAATACTCTTCAACTATAAGTTTACCAAATCTTTTTCCAATTAAATTTTCAATAGCCATGTGCCTAACCTCCGATATTTATATAATTATTATATCATAAATTAGGCACATTAGCAATTTTCAACTTAATATTGATAAAAAGTTTTAGCAATTACAGCCGGTATTGCAACCGCAACCATAGTACGCATTTGGATTAGGTACTGTGTATGCCGGGATTGGTGCCGGGTTTACAGCATTGATAATCTGATTTGTCTGTGCTGCCATTGTACTAGTCAGAAGTGCGTTCTGCCTATCCTGTGAAGCGGCTCTGCGTAAATCATTGTTCTCTGCTGTAAGTGTTGCTATCTTATCCTGGCATAAGTAGTCTAATATGCTTCTAAAGCCTGCCTGCTGGCTGTCAATAATATCTCTTGTGTTGTTGCACATTGTATTCTGCAATGCGTTTGCCTGTGTAGCCATGTTGTAATTTACACCCTGAATGGCTTCTCTCGTCTCGCAGCAGCAGTTAGCAAGCTGTGACTGTAAAGCGTTGGTATTCTGCATATTAGCGACTGTATCAGCGTTTACTGCCTGTTGTATGCCATATCCGGTCTGCATGATATTTGTGTTAATACCATTAAAACCTGTGAGCATACTGTTGTTCATGGCATAAAAGCCGTCACAAAGTCCGTTGGAAATGCCATCTAACTTGCTGATAACTGCCTGATTGTCAAAACCTCTCTGAATTTCACTGCCGACACCGCCATTAGTGCCACCACCAAAACCACCAAAGCCGTTACCCCAGCCTCCGAATATCGCAAATACTACGATAAGGAACCAAAGCCATGAGCCGTCATTCCAGTTATTTCCGTTGTTTCCGTCCAAATTCGCCACGATGGGTACGCTTGGACAATTTCCTGTGTTGAACATCTGTTTTACCTCCAAAATTTATTCCATAAAGAGTTGCGCGCATTCTCTCATATGCTATATCCCAAAATTACCTCTAATCTGCTTCATTACATCATCAGGATTAATGCCTTTTTCTTTGCATAGGTTTCTTGCCATTTGCTCAATTCCCTTGCTGTTTCCGCTTTGAGCCATGCTCATTGCGTTCTTAATCATCGGATTTCCCATTACACGATTATTGCTCATTATCTGTTGCATTATTCCCATTACATTCATGCTTTTTCACTCTCCTTACTTTGTGTTCGTGGAGTCTTTCTTTGCGCTCCTAAAGATAATTGCTCAATTTTCTCTGATAGTTCGTTGAGCTTTGCCATAATGTCCTCTGTGGCTTTCTCTGATAGGTCAAATTCAAGTTTTTCCGTATCACCTGATAAAATGTCTGTCTTATCATTCAAAACCGGTTTAAAAGTCAATGTGCGTATTGTTCCGTCAGCATTCCAGCTCTTGGCGTATATCTCTGTTAAATCCTGTTTTGGGAAAAATGCTACACTGCCATCCATTGGCACCTCGTTGGGATTAATAGTCTCAACTGCTTGTACTACTCTGCCACTTATGCCTTGTGTTGGTTCGGGCTGTTGGTATCTCTGATAGCTCGCCATTGGGTTGTACTGATATGCTCCATAATTAGGTGTATAATTCATCATTGGTTGCTGATACGGCATGTTCATCGTTATTTTCCTCCAAAACTTCCTCTATTACTTTAATGACGAGGGATAATGTCATTAAGTCGATTTTTTGTAACTCACTTTTTGCAAATATTTGTTCTCTCACTTCATCGTCAAACATAACATCATCTCCTTATGCCTAAATTGTGGCATAAAAAAAGAGAAGAGCATTTCCATGTTCTTCTCATATTTGTGTCATATAATGGCTTTTCTATATACAATTTTTACTACACACTTTTTGGGGTGGTTACTACACAGTTACTACACACTTTTCGCATTAAAATGCATTAAAATACATAGAATTTTATATTTTTTACGATTTTACGAAAACTCCGCAAACCCTTTATTTTCCTAGGATTACGCCATTATTTACGAAATCGTATGGCACTCCTTGATATACGTAATAATTAAGCCAATTGGAATAAAGTATATTGCCGTGCGATCGCCACTGTAAAAGCGGCTTTTGTGTATCATCATTATCCGGATAGTAGTTCACCGGCATATCTATATCAAGCCCCTTTTTCTTATCCCTCTCGTACTCATTGTGAAGAGTATATCTGTCATACTCAGGATGTCCCATCACAAAAATCTTTTTACCGTCCTGATCCATCAGAAGGAATACTCCGGCATCATCCGACTCCGCAAGTATGGTAAGCTCCTGATGCTTTAATATATCCTCCTTTAAGACCTCGGTATGCCTTGAGTGTGGTGCGTAAAACACGTCATCGAAGCCTCTGACAAGTGGGACTTTTCTGTTCTTTACGTGGTGCGCATACACACCAAACTTCTTCTTTGGAAGCACACGCTTTGGTATGCCGTAGTGATAATACAATCCTGCCTGTGCACCCCAGCACAGATGAAGTGTGGAGAAAGCATGTGTCTTGCTCCACTCCATTATACTGCATATCTCATCCCAGTAGTCTACCTCCTCGTATTCCATAAGCTCAACCGGTGCCCCTGTGATTATCATGCCGTCAAAGTATCTGTCCTTTATATCGTCAAAGGTCTCGTAAAATTTGTTCAGATGACTGAGTGATGTGTGAGTGGCCTCGTGAGTAGATGTGGTCACAAACGTTACATTGACCTGTATAGGGGTATTTGACAGCGAGCGCAGTATCTGAAGCTCTGTGTCCTCCTTTAATGGCATGAGATTTACAATCGCAATCTCCAGCTGTCTGATGTTCTGATGTGATGCCCTGTTTTCGTCCATCACAAATATATTTTCTCTCTCAAGTATCTCCTTTACAGGTAAATCATTTTGTGTCTTTATAGGCATTTTATAACCTCTTTTCTAATGCCCAAACATCTCTATAAATGTATCCTCCGAGATGATAGGTATTCCTAATTCTTTTGCTTTTTTATTTTTTGATGAAGTAGATTCAGTGTCGTTGTTTACCAGATAGTCTGTCTTTTTTGACACGCTTCCTGTCACCTTACCGCCTTGTGACTCCACATAGGCCTTAAACTCGCTTCTGTTGGCAAAATCATGCACATCGCCTGTGATGACAAAGGTCTTGCCGTTTAAGCTTCCCTCCGACATATCCTTTATATCGACCTTTTCTATGTCAAGCTCCTTAATCAGTGCTTCAAACATCGCGCTGTTTTGGGGATTTGCATACCATTCAAGTATGGAGCCTGACTTTTCCTGGCCTATACCGTCTATATCCACAAAATCTGTGGCATTTCTCATTCTGTCCGCGAAGCCATCAAAGCCTATTGCGTTGACAATCTTCTTGCCTGCATCGGTACCTATAAGAGGTATACAGAGTGCAAATATCAGATTGACCGGGTGGACATGTCTGCTTTTTTCGATGGCAGTCTGCATATTCATGCATGATTTTTCTCCAAAGCCTTCCATGCTGCTTATCTTATCAAAATGCTCGGGCAGATGGTATATGTCAGGGAACTGTTTTATGAATCCCTCATTTATAAATTTTAGCATTGTCTGTACCGAAAGTCCATCTATATCCATTCCGCTTTTGCTGACAAATCTTGAAAACTTTTTAACATTCTTGGCTGTACAGTCAGGATTTGTACAATGCAGCGTCTTCACACCGCTGTTTTTACTCACAAATATGCGTGTCGGATGATGACACACCGGACATTCCTTCGGTATCTCAACTGCTCCCACCGCATCCTTTACAGCTATGCATTTCGGAATAATCTTGTTGGCTTTTATCACGGAAAGTGTACACTCTTTTCCAACTCCAAGCCTTTCTATCTCAGTCAGATTGCAAAGCGAAGCTCTCGAAACCGTCGTGCCCTCTATCTGCACCGGCTCAAAAACAGCCACCGGCGATATTGTCGAAACCGCACAAGACCACTCAATATAGCGAAGTCTCGTATCTACTGCCTCATCCTGCCACTTGAAAGCAAAGCCGGCTCTCGTAGCATGATGTCCCGTGATGCTTCCACCTGCAGCATAGGCAGTGTCATCATAGCATATGACAAGTCCGTCCACAGGCACATCCATCCTGCCACTCTCGACATCCCTTGTCCAACGTTTTACAGCCTCCTCAAGGCGCGCCGCATCTGTTGCCTCCCTTTTGACAACATTGAATTTCATATCACTAAGATAGCTCATTCTGTCACCCCATGATATGATATCATCATTTATATGCACGAGTGTAAACGCATAAAACACTACATGTCTGCGCTTCACTTCTTCCACATCATCGAGATTTAATGTACCGGAGGCAAGGTTCCTTGGATTGGCATATTTCTCATCATCGTCCTCGATTGTATCATTTAACAGCTTAAAATCCGTGTAGGAAATTGTCGCTTCCCCTCTTACAACCATATGCCCCTTGTATGGTATCTCCTTTGGGAAGCCGCTTATGGCATCCTGCAAAAATGTGATGTTACTTCCTACAGTTCCATTTCCTCTCGTCAGTATTTTCACAAGTCTGCCACCGTCATATGTGAGCACGAGTGTCAGTCCGTCAAGCTTCCATGAAAGCCATATTGGCATATTGCCTGCCCATTTCTTAAGCTCCTCAATGCTCTTTGTCTTTGCAAGTGAAAGCGCCGGATACTCATGCGGCTCACGATTTCCTGCCTCTGCCTCATAGCCTGCATTATGTGTCGGGCTGTCTGGACGGATATATCCTGTTTTTTCCTCAAGCTGTGTAAGTTCATCAAACAGTGCATCCCACTCGTAATTTGGCATTATTTCATCTGCGCCATTGTAATAGGCTTTTGATGCGCGGTTAAGACTTTCAACAAGCTCATCTATCTTATCTTTTATTTTGTTATTCTCCAT